CTGCTACAGAACGTGGTGAAGGTCGCAGGGCTCCAGGTCTTGTACAGCCGACTGTTGGGGCAGGTGCTCCCGAATATCACACAGGTAGTAGTGATGTTAAAAGCGCAGCACGAAAACTTCTTAATCAAGCAGTAATAGAAAAAGCATTGACTCCTGAAGAAGCTGATACGATTCTAAAAACTATAAAGGATCCTGGAGAAATTGCTCAGACAATTATTTTGTGGGCTCGGGACAAGGAAGTGCCTCTTTCTCCTGAATTCTCTGCTGATCTAGCTGGTAATATTCAAACATCTTGGTCTTCTGCTGATCTTGCTGAGCCCACAGCGGGTAGCCAGCGAATGCTTGAAGCAGAAACAGGTGGGGAGATGGTTGGAGAGGTCCAGGAAGAAGCACTTAAAGGTACTTCTGATGAGCCGAGTATCCAGGAAGTGAAGAATCGTGAAGCGGTCTACCGTAGTCTGATGGAAGACACCGAGGAGGATCCTGACGATCCCATGCCTAAAACTCTCGGAGCACTTAGAGAGAAGACAGGACAGCTTCAGCTTCCAGATCGTAGACTTGAACCGAACCCAAATGCGACGGGCACTATGAAAGATGCTTATGAGACTAAGGGTCGAGCCCGTCGTCGTAGTAGGGGTTGGTATCCATGAGCCGTGATGTTGTTGCAGAGTATAAAGCTTATCGGCAGGCTCAACAGGCTGCCCAGGGGGCTCTATATGAACAACAAAAAGCAGATGAAGAGTCAAACCCAGATCGGACAACTACGCAAGCTCGCTACCAAGCAGTCCAAGAAATCGGTGGACCAATTACGATACCGGAGGATTCCGGCTATACACCTGAACAACACCGCGTACTCACAGGATCTGTCTATGATCCGGCCTACCCTAAGATGGATGAAGATCTAGATATAGATCGAAATGCAGGAATTAGGAGGCTGTACCAAAAATTGGGACACATCCCTGCAGATTTTAGGTGGGGAAAGGCTGATGATATTGATTGGGAAGATTTCCCCGATGATGTCCAACCCGACTCTGAACTTCAACCTTCTGTTAAAAGGCGGACTCAACCGCAGTATGGAGCAATCCGTTGGCGTCCTGAGGATGAACAGCGAGTTCAGCGCGGTGTTGCAGCAGGAGAACTTGTTGCGGAAAGGTTTGAAGTAGCCCCAGCAAAAGGCTACCAGTGGGCCACTTCTCCTCAGGCTGGGCAGCCGCTTCCAAAAGTCGAAAGAAGTAGAGATCTAGAGGTAGAGCGGGGTGTCGCTCGCCCAGAGATGTTCGATTACGAGCCTCAGGGTGTCGATATACCAACACTGTTATCTAAGACATTTGATTGGAATCAAATTGGGAATCAAATCCCTGTACTACAAGAGGCATTTGATCAGTTTACGCTATCTCGGAATCAAGATGCCCTGCGGGCTTTGAATGAGTCTCGTGCACTTGCGAAAAAACCAGCGCAGATTGCTCCTATCGATTTTGAGTATAAATTCGATGATATGGGTCGGGGTTGGTATGAAAGTAAAGATCCCGAGATTCAAGAAGCTCTAGATGATCCGATTATTGGTCAACAACTTGAGGGCTCTCCCGGCATTCCTGGAAGATCTTGGCAGTACCTCAAGGATATTAACGATGAGGTAGATAGGCTCAATGCTCTTGGCTTTCATTCCGCTGCTCGACGGGAGTCTTATGAAAGATTTATTCCAGTCATTTCCGAGATTGGTTGGGATCTATTAGAGCTTTCGATCTGGACGCTTGATGCGCTTCCTATTCCATCTAGGATCGATCCATTCCCTATTCTCCAACAAATCATGCCTACGGATCAGGAGCGTGAAAGCTTCAAGAACCTACGCTTGAAGACTTGGGATAATCTTACCCCTGAAGCTAAAGAGAAGGCAGCTACTGACCCTGAATATTTTATTCGTATGATGTATAACCAGAGAGAAGCAGACATTAGGTTTGAAGTCTCATCTGGGCACATCACTGAATACTTAGAGCAGTTGGTTAACTCCATGCCTACTGAGTTTCCTGTCTCTGATCCTGTATCTTGGGCTGAGAAACTCGGACCAGGAGAGCCTTATGAGGAAGATCCTGCAAAGATTGTAGAGGGTCGAGATAGAGGTATCGAAATCAATTGGCGACCTGGAGCAGGCCTCGATATCGCAGAATATAGGCGTGGTCGAGTAGATCATCTAATGAGAAATTGGTTTAACCAATATCTTGAATTCGATGATGCCGGAACTCCAGACGATACTAGGGATGATAAAACTTTTCTCGTTTGGAACGGCGAAAGAATTCCAGTCAAAAATGTGACTTGGAAGCATATGATGGCTCAGCTGTCAGAAGAATCTCAATGGCAAGTACATGCGGATGTTAGCCGCCGTCTTGCAGCTGAGACTTCATTCCTGATCCACCAAGGTGCTCTAAAAGCTCAAGAGCTTGCAGAAAAAACAGCTTGGCGAGAGGGTGAGGGGTTTAAGGCTGTTGGAACAGGTTTTAGTTTCTTTGACGATGATTATATGAGGACTACGAATGAGATCGCCAAGGGCCTAAATCCCTATAATGACGATGCTCCTTGGATTAAAGATATTCCTCTTCTTGGAAAGCATCTAGAAGGCCCATATCGAGTTGCTCGGGCAGCGACTGCGCGACGACCTGGAATGTTTCTGAAGTACTACCCAAGTGCTCAAGCGTGGCGTCCAGGGAGAGATGGTCCTACTCAGTGGGAAATTAGACACAGAACGGGATTAGACTGGCTCATGGGCTGGGTCGGTACGACCTGGGAAGCAGGAATGCTAGAGCCCATGATCGATAAGCTGCGTCAGAACGAGTCGGATGCAGGTGATCTGGTGTATCGATATATGCGGTCCCTTACCGATTCTCCCTATGAGTACACGCTAGTTGATGATGAGGGTAAAGAAGAGTCCTACCGCCTTTTGGCAATGGATACGCCAAATCATGAGTGGTTTAATGACATAGTTGATGGACAAATTGCTATTACAGATGAGCGTAGACTTGCAGAACATCTTGGCGATATTCCTTGGGGAGCTGAAAGAGAATCAACACTCCGTAAGGTATTGAGAGGAATTGAACCAAAGGGGATTCATCGGCCTTTTGTCGGGTATCGACAGTTCAATAAAGATACTGGAAAGATTGAACTAATTACGAAGAAGGAGGTTCTAGACGACTTTGTAAAAGTTCTAGAAGAAACCTATAATGCGACTCTTGGTCCTGAGATGTCGCCAGAAGATCGGGTTCGTCAGGTTGAGTCTATACGACAGCATAAGTTTCTAGCTCATGAGATGGGGGCTGTTTGGGCTGAGTTGGCAGATGCTTTAGAAGTAGACCAAGAAACTAAGAACGCCATGGTAATTGGCGGTTCAATTGTGACAGGATTTGGGCAGGAGTTTGCTAATCCAATTGATCCTATCTTGGCTGGAATGCGACTAACTGGGAAGGGTTTGAAGTATGCCAAGAGGACTAAGCAGTGGAAGCGAGAGACGCGACCTGCCTATCTAGATCAAGTATCTGATGAACTAAGAAAAGAGCTAGACGATGAACTAGCTAAGATCAAAGATCACGTATACACCAACCGAGAAGACCGAATTAAGGATGAAGCGGTCATATTTGATATGATCAACACAAGGGCACACGAGCGGGGCATGAAGATTGATCATGTTGCTCAGCTAATTGTCGAGGCTCGAATTGCCCATCAAGAAGGATATCGACATTCCATCTCCTGGTCGCTAGATAAGGCAAGAGCAAACACACTTAAATCAGAACAGAAAGCTAGAGCATTGATGGGTGAATGGGGCTATCAAGAGCCTCGGTGGATCCTTTCTGGTGGTGATTATGCTACTCCAACAGACCGAGCTTTTCGGTCTGAAGACTACCTTAGAGGTGTCGTAAAATATAATCCGAGACAATCCAAGCAGTACTCTATTGAGAACCCAGCCCAACCAGGACTCTTGGAAGCGGGTCTTCGTCCTGCAGAAGCTCGAATCCAAGCGAAAGGAATGGTTAGTGATGATATTCAAAGGTTCTCTAAGGAAGTCGCCGAGGATACCCAAGATCTAGATGTGTATGTAGTCTTTCGAACTGAGGACTATATTAAAGAGAATTTCTCTACTGAAGTTTGGGAGATTGCTAAGCGAGATCAGTCGATTTCTCTCGATCTCCAACCTGGAGATACCAGTAAGTTGTACCCAGTCTATCTAGGTAGACTAGAAACTGATGTTGTTGGCCAGGCAGTACGTAATCCAACAAGATCATCCTGGGCAGATAAGGTCGGTCAGTCATCAAGAGCCGATGATGCTCGATGGGCACCAATCAATCCAATTCGGGATGCGGAAGATTCACGGAAAGTTACGCAGTGGAAGCTTGCAGAGGTAGAAGATCAACCAACACTTGGTCTAGTTCCAACTTCAAAAGCTCGGTCTTATACTTCTGACTTTGTATTCGGTGGGAGATTCCAGGGAACAAACAGTCTTCCTTCTCCAAATAAGAATATCTACGGACGTACCTTTGATCCTCGAACTAAAGAGGGGGCTCTCCCTCAATGGCGTAATCCTTTAACTCGGGAGTGGGAGAGCCCGACAACACAAGGGCTAAAGGAAGCCGGTCAACTAAAGCAGTATGAGCGGTGGATCGATATTAGAATTGAGATTGAGAGGAATGTAGAAGAGGGACTGAAGTTGGCCCATGCGAAGGCATCTCATGAGGCTAATGAGTGGTTTAGTGTTAGAGGGAGCTTTGCTAGGAAGTTCCAAGCTGTTTCTGATGAACTCGATATTCTTGAGAAAGATCTGAAACAGGTGAATGGTGAGCTGGCAAAGGTAGTTTCGCAGATAGAACCTTCTGTCATCGCTTTGAATGGCCTCTCATTGAAGAGGGGAGACATCAATCGCCGAATAGCCGAAGTACTAGAGAAGATTAAAATCACTTCTAAACCTCTCAGGGGGAAAGGAAAGAAGCGGTTCAAGAGGGGAACAGTCAGAGGCGATAGAATTCGATCAGAGCTGACTGGGTATCAATCAGATTTGGCGAGTTTGCGTGGTGATCTTGCAGTTGTGGAAGCTTCGCAAGCCGAGATCTTTGCAAATCGTAACTTCAGAAACCTAGAGTCTAAAAGACGGGAGCTTACTGCTAGGCAAATCGAATTGGGGGCTCGACAAACTATCGCTATGGACGAGATGTTAAAGGTCGATGAGCTATTTGCTTCACTCCCTCGGGCGACCCCAATAACTACAGTTAAGGGTGCTGCTGAGTTAGAGATGAGTATTGGAAAGGGTCTTCGTGCGACTGAAAGTAGAACTCTTCAACAACTCAGAGCCCAGCAGAAACACCGCCGTAGATACGAGCATGCTGCGAGAAAGTCATCTCCTAAGAAAAGAGAAGCAGCTTTTAGGGCAGCTGAGGAAGCAGCTAATGCATCAAAGCAAAGACTTTATTCAATGCTTGATGCGTATAAAGAGGTAGCTGAGGATCTGAGAAAAGGCCTAGAAGCTGTTGACAGTATGCCAAAAGATACGGGGCGGTTTGTTAATATCCTCGAAGAGTCTGGGGCTATCTCTGAGACGAAGAGCCCCGATCCAGTAACTTGGTTTAGGTCTAAGATCTTAAGGTCTATTACAGCCTATAATGATGATGGAAGCCGCGCTGTCGATGTAGATAAGCTTATGGACTATCTCCGAAATAGTTGGGGAGATCGTGCTGTTGACTACATTACTGAGAGCATCATTGGAGGACCAAAACAGCTTCATCAGGCAAAGATCGATGGGAGGACGCTTCAAGCTTCTGAGCTTAAGAAGATGTCTGATACCTATGAGCAGACTGTAGAGAAGATCAAAAAAGTTAATGAAGAGATGGTTGAGTGGAGAAGGTCTGATGAGTATCGGACATCGACTGAAGCTGAAAAGAGAAGACAGCTAGATCTTTATGTTGAGAAGCTAACCGATCTTAACCAGATCAAGGCTCAAAATGAGGTTGTACAAGCTACCGTTATTGGGACTCGTGGTGGTCAAGCTGGTGACGTTCTTCATAGGATCAAAGCGGCGCAAGAAAAGGGGATCAAAACAGTCGATCTTAGTCTAGAAGAGATTGAGAATTTTCAGCATATCAATAATGGCCTTCGGCATGCCTACCGAGAAACTCATGAGGCTCGACGTGGACTCTCATACTTGGAAGCCATGGATCAAGCAGACCAAGATGTATTTGGCTCTCTGATTCTTCGATCTACTTACTACCTAAAACCCCTAAAAGAGCGGAATAAACTAAACTTTTATATCTTTCCCAGTATTCTCCAAAAAGCTCTCTACCATAAGGATGTAGTTTCATATATTAGCTACATCGCTAAGAGATATATGAGAATCTTTAATCCGATTTCCGCTCGGATTGGAGAAGTTAGCAAGGATGTAGAGAACGTCTTTAGAGCGTCTGAAAATCTTCGAGATCATGTACATACTGAAATGTACGAGTACCTCCGAATGATGGATAGAGCCCACAAGGGGATGTCTCCATCCGTTCGGGAGGAAATCTACTTCGACGGTGTTGTCGAGATGATGTCGAAAACAGAGGCTGACGAGCCTCTATCGATTGCGTATAAGTCACCCTTAAAGTCTGCTAAGGTTTGGATGCACTCTGGAGGGGCGGTCCATCCACAAGCAAGGCAGAGTGTTGTAAATAATCTATCTCTCCAAGATGATCTCAGCATCATTAAGGAGCAGATGGAACTCCTTAGATTTATTGAGACAGAAGCCAAGAGACTCAATCCAGTGGGGAATGTTGAGTCACTCAAAAATTCTATTACTAAAGCTTTCGAAACTGGCAAGTTTAAGAACATGCCAAATGGAAAATCGGTTCTTCAGTATATTATCAATCAGATAGATCTTTGGAAGACACCACCCCAAGGGCAAAAGAGGAGTATTGATACACTTATTGGGTCATACTCAGAAGGAACTCGTGGTATCCGCGACATATCGAAAATCAAGGCAACGGGAGATGAAGCGATTAAGCAGATGGATGATATCCTCCGGGAATCAGAACCCATTACGCTAAACCGACTTTTGGCTACCAGATGGAACATGGGAGATTATGATAATTGGTTTGCCCGTGCGAAGAATTTTCGTGAATCCAACATCGTTCTATCTTGGTCCCGCGCCTTTATCCCTCATGGGCACGCCCCCAGCCCATCAAGAGCGGCTTACTATTACGCTAGAACCTTGCGCCTCTTCCATGATCCCAGATCAACCGACTTCAAGTGGCTGCTCGAACAGGTGCAGAAGATGCACATGCGAGACTTTGGGCCTGAGACAAACAAGACTCGGGCTTACGCTATTGCAGCTCTCGCTTCTATCGATGGCATGGTTATCTTCCGTACAAATCGACTAATGGAAAGAGCTATTGGAGGGTTCCTAACACCAGATCAGGTAAGGTCAGGGAATGCTTGGCTCCAGCAGACAGAGAATTCAATTAAAGGTTGGGATGCAGCGCTCGACGCCAACATCCGAGCCGGTCGCCCCATTAAACAAGACCGGATTAGAACAGGCGATAAGAAGAAGCTGACAGACTATGTTCTTTCTGGGATGGACGAGAGCGGAAGAGGCTTCTGGACATCAAGACCAATCTCTGAAGCTGCTGATGAAGTAACAGAGCGTATTGTCAAAGAGACTGCAATGCAGTACTCCAAAGCGAGGACTCCTGAAGAGGCTTTTCGGACAGGGGCTCAATGGAGTGTTGGCCGATTGTGGCGAACTTCAATTGTTACCGGTCTAGTAGTCCCCCAGCCGCGTTACTTTTACAACAACTACTGGGGTGATTTCTCCCAGATTTGGCTCACAGAAGGCCTATATAGAGCTGGGAAGATTAACTTCCAGTTGATGACAGATATTCCTTGGTGGAGTGATAAGCTCGATAATTACCAAAGGCGGATCACTGAGTGGGTACATAAGAAAAACCCGAACGCCCCAGTCTTGGGATCGACTTTTAATGCTCTAATGAACCCCTGGGCTAATAGGGTGTGGAGAGGGGAGAAAGGGTATTTGAGGCTACCTGATGGGCGTTTGAAGTCGTTCGATTCGATTCGAATGGATCTCGTCAATAGCGGAGTCTTAGATACCCAGGCTAATCATGATCTTCTTTCTTCTATGGCTAGAGTTACTCCACACTCCTGGAAAGAAGTTCCTGGGATTGGATCCCCTTTCCGTAAATCGGAAGAGTATCTAGATAAGTATTACCGAGGCCAAGCTCCTGGAATTACTGGGGAGATGAAAGCTCTAGGGGCTATGGGTGTCACTGGGTTGGGTAGAGGGCTCCAAGCAACGACTGATATAGCTACAGATTGGCGGCAAAATATTAGTTGGTGGGCCACCTATGTACAACAACGTCAGCGTGGCAACTTTTATATGGAGATGCTTCGCCTGGGCTATACCGAAAAAGAAGCTATTCGCCGCACCTTCAATGCTCTGTATGATTGGAGAAATGGAATCACAGAGTATGAGATCAAATGGCTTGCTAAATACGTTCCATTCTATCGATTTTGGCGGCTCGCCCTAAGCCAGATGGGCAGAGAGTTGTCCCAACCTCTTCTTCGTCCCAGCGAAAAGATGGTTGACCTGCATATGCTTGGAATGAAAGCCCGAATTCCAGGTGAGTATGTCGGCCAGAGTGGCTTGGGGCGTGTTCGTCAGCAGCACGTATTTAGAGAGATGCTTCCCTACTGGACAGAGCCAGAGATGTGGGAAGAACTGGCACAAGATGAACAGCAGCTTATCCGCTATGCTCATGCTCTCCGCCCTGAGTGGCTCTATTCTCGCCCAACCTGGGGCTGGAAGGTTCTCCCTGAAGACCAGAGAAAGTTCTATATGGAGAATCGAGGTAGGGCGTTGGGCTATAGCGTTAATGCTCTTGGGCCATTTACAGCTCTCGACACAGCTGAATTTTTTATGTCGACCAATAAGGCATGGATGGGGCTCCTACTAAAGGCGATGCCGGGCGACACCATGAACTCTCACATAGCCCCTGATTTTGAGGAGAATTTCTTTCGGAACTCTTTGGATATGCTGATGCCCATTCAGAAAGAGATGGCTCAGCAGTTTCTTATGGACAATGGGTTTGATGCTGGTGGCCACCATAAAGGGCCAGTTACTCGTCTCCGACCGGGAGAAGCGACTATGGCGAACAGCCCAACTTTTGGTATTGAAGCTTGGTTGGATCCAGATCTAGGGACTCCTGTTGCGCAGAGAGGAGCGGTAGCCCTCTATAGAATGCTCCCTGTTGTTGGGACAGAACTCCCTGGGCTAATGAATGCAGCTTGGTCGGATAACTATAGGATGCAGAAGTTCACCCGAGACTACCTAAACAGCGCTAAAACTCCAGATTCGAAGGATTTCATCCGGGGCTTGCAATTTGCTTTCGGTCGGCTTGGAGGATTTGCTCAACAATATCCGATTGATCCACACCAAAGACTTCGGCATATGGCTGCTGATAAGCAGAAAGCTTTCAATAAAGCTTCGCAGAAGATTGGTAGACCAGATCTCATCTCAGATCAGCCTTATCCATATCCTTACAACTGGAGACTGGATCAGCCTATGGAGGAACAGGAGCCTGAGGATGAAGATAAGTAGTTCTACATTGACAGAAATGCCCAAAAAGCAGTATGTTTTCACACAAGGAATAGATAATGGATAGTCGATATTACAGAGTTCGGTTGAGCGTTACCAACACAGGAACAAGCGACAACCAGACCGTTCAGCTTCCGACCACTGCTGAGTCTGCCAATAAAGTCTGGCTACTCTCTTCTTTTACCTTTGTGCGTAGCGGCGGCTCTGGCTCCACCTGGGCTCCTCGCTTGATGCAGACGAGTTCGGCAGCCAACGACAGTATTGATCAGCGTATGGTCTACTCGGCTGGAAGCGCTGTCATTAATGACGTGTTTGCTCAGCCTATGCCCTGTTTGGCTGATGCCGATGGCAGGCTTTATTTCAAAGCTGGATTTAATTCAGGTAGCGATAATGACTATGATGCTGAGCTGTGGTTCATTCGCGCCAAGGGTGGAGCTAAATCATAATGGGACTTTCTAAGCCGGGTTTTCCAAATAGTACGACAGGTCAGGTTGGTGTACTGTCAGACTTAGAAGTCGATGGAACCACCGTTGTGGTCGATGAGACCAATAATAGACTTGGTGTTGGCCTGGCTGATCCCAAAACCAAACTGACGGTCGAGGGCGCAGTAACTCTAAAGGAACAGGCTAACGCAGATGGAAACACTGCGGCTTACGGGCAACTGTGGGTGAAGACTGCTACTCCAAACGAGCTTTATTTCACGACCGATGCCGATGACGATATCCAGATTACGTCAGGCACATCAGTCGTCGGACCCGCAAGCGCGGTATCAATGTCCAACGGTTCGGACAACCGTGTCACCACAGCAACAGGCGCTTCGGCCCTGAACGGTGAAGCCAACCTGACGTTTGACGGTACGACGTTGGCGGTGAATACAGACGTTACAGCTACGACGAACCATACGACTGTCGGCTCTCAAATCGATTACGACGCAACAGGAATTATCGCCTCTGGGCAAACCGGCCAGAACATTGCCCTCGATATCGATATAAACTCAGACACTCCGACCATGGTTGGTACTGTCGTCAACTACGGAATCGACGTTGATGTCGTTGGTGGTACATCAGGAACCCAGACCTGCGTAGGTCTCGATGTTTCTGCCACTGGTGGAGATCTTAATTACGGGGGTATCTTTACAGGGTCTTCAGCGGACATTGTTGTAGGAGCGTCAGGAACCGCCGATGCGTGCAACATCTCCGCCAGGACGCACACCAGCGGAACTACAGCGGGTAAGAACCTCACCGTCCAGGCCGGAAGCGCGGTCACTGGTGGAAGTAACAACATCAACGGTGGTGACCTGATCCTGAAGTCAGGAAGCGGAGACGGGACAGGAACCTCGTCTATGCAGTTCCACACCAAGGTGAGCGGAACTGACGGCGTTGCCGAGCGCATGCGTATTCACACTGATGGAAGTGTTGGTATCGGAACAAACGCACCTAGTGCTTTATTGCACGTCAAGGGTGCCACCCCAACTGTCTACTTCGAAGACACGGATACAAACTATGCGCTGAGTTTCAAGGATGGCTTGACCATGGGTTGGGGCTCGGTCGCTGACACAGACTCCTTCATGGAATTCGGCCCGAATGCTGGCACTGGCTACAATCATCTCGACACTGCCGCTCGTGACTTCCACCTGTTTGGAACAAACACCACAACGGGATTCTTTATGGACGAGGGTTCCGGGCTCTTTGGCTTTGGAACCACCGCTCCCAGTACAACAGTGGTTGTTGAAGGCGCTGTTTCTCTTAAGGAGAGGTCTGCTGCGGAGAATAAGTTCACAGACTCAACCTGTGATTACAACAACGATCCCACGATTACGATGGACTCCACCGCAAACCTGCGGGTGGGATTGGCTGTCTCGGGCACAGGTATTCCAGCTGGTGCCACCGTCGCATCCATTACGAACTCGACCACCTTTGAGTTGAGTGCCTCTACTACGGGTGGCGCGGTTACAAACGGAACACTTACGTTCACCCCCAAAGCAGCGTATGGCCAGCTTTGGGTAAAGACCGCCACTCCAAACCAACTCTATTTCACGACCGACGCTGGGGATGATATTCAGCTTACGTCAGGAACATCTGCTGCTGGCGGCGGTGGCTCTAACGATGACCTCGATCTTGTCCTCCACATGCAAGTTTTCTCATAGGATTTCACGATGGCGACTATTAGTAAGGTACTCCTTAGCGGGTCTACGCAGGGAAAAGGCATCAAGCTGACGGATACAAGCACGTCTGGAAATACAGATGCTGGGTATCTTATCCATACCGCTGTGTCCGGTACGACTGATATTGATGAGGTCTGGATATACGCATCTAATACCCACACTGGGGCCGTAACTCTCACTCTAGAATGGGGTGGTGTTACCTCGCCCGACGACCACATCAAAGCGGTTATCAACCCCAACGAGACAGTTCTTGTAGCTCCAGGGCTTCCTCTCCAGAACGGCTTGCTTATCAAAGCTTTCGCATCTGTGGCTGATAAGCTCATACTCTTTGGATATGTCAACCGGATGGATATCTAATGGGCCGTAGACAAATCAATCCTGGGCCAATCAAGACCGGCCCAACAGCACAAAACAGCCGTGACTATGTTCCTGGTATTAGTGATTGGATCTGCGTGAACCCGGTCCCCAACGGTGTGATGCCGGTAAACGTAAGCACGATTAGCGACGACTTAGCCAACGCTGTCGAGGGAGTTTGGTACTACTACGATCCGCACACTGTCGCTGATATTAGTGGGCATTCAAGTAACTGGGTCAGTGTTGGACCTAATGGGGTCGAGTTCTACGTAGACTTAGACAAGTCAAGCAGCATGAGAGCGGAGGAGAATCATGCGCTCTCGTGCCGTATTGCAACAATGTTTATGAAGCCAGACGGGACCGGCCAGTTCACTGCTGATGAAATACAGGGCATTGACTTCAGAATCGAAGCTGGAGAAAACATACCCCACGCAGATAACGAGCAGTTTGGAATCGGAATCGGTTTGGCAAAGGCTGAGATTTGCAGTACAGACAGCACCAACTCGAATGCTGAGAGAAAGTTCGGATTGTGTGCTTGCTACGGGGACACAGCCGTTGCTGGTGGTGCTGTCGGAAACGAACTTGGCTACCAAATGTATACTGCCTCTAATAATCAGGGAGACAATGGTGGGCCTCATACAGCGGTAACAGCCAGCTTTGAGTTCAGTCGAAAAGACGATGATGAGGTGGGCAGCGGATACGCGACCGGACACGGGATTGATTCGGATGGGGAATACAACACGGTCAAGAAGAACATGAACAACACCCTATTTTGGGGTATTAACGACAAGATCTATCTTTGGATTCAGCCTTGGTCTTACAAGACCGTTTCAGCTACAGGGTCTGCCAACATCAAAAGAACCGGCGCGTTCAAACTCTGGTATAGGCTCCGCTATAGCTTGCATGGCCGCACACCTGATTGGATTGAAGGTCGTGTGAATAACCACTCTGGTGTCGTTTCGGATAGGTACTAATGTCAGTAATCACCCAAAGCGATGTACTCAAAGCAGCCGTATGGCTTGCTCCGATTATCTTCACAGCCGGTGGGTTGTTGTGGCAGTCGGGAGAGGTACGCGCCGAGTTGGTGACCCTCACCGCTGACTTCGATGACCATGAAAGATTGGAAGCTCATCCCGTCAGTGCTGTGCAGTTGGAAGAACACAATGCTGTACTTGAAGAACTCATGGTAGAACAGAGAGCAATGCGAGAAGAACAGACCGAACAGGCTGTGAACATCGCTGCTATCTGTCAGGCCACCGGAGCGAGGTGTAAGTAATGGAATACCAGTTTGTTATCGAGAAGCCTGGGAGAGGAGCGTGGCTCTACCAGTTCCTATCCAATAATCTAGACACCTTTGATACAGCTTCTTTCGACTTGAAGTCAGTATCTCGTGATGGGGATAAGGTTATTCTTGATGTTGAGATTGATATTGATCGTCTTGTATCTAGACTGGCTCAAGGAATTTTCCTTGGGAATCTGTATTTTCGGGAGGAAGGCTTCATAGTAAAGGCAGTAAGAACTATTAAACGAGCCCGTTCGCGTGGGAAGTTTAAGTCTGATGATCCTAAGACACCTGAGAATGAAGCCTGGGAGGGGGGGAAGGCACCGCCAAAGAAGAAAAAAGCAGCTCCCCGCAAACGAAAAGTGGTAGCTAAGAAGGCACCTGCCAAGAAGAAATAGCCGGGGGGACAGTGGAATCGCAATTTTTCGCCCAGCTTGTAGACCTGGGAATCACAGGACTGTTTATTGGTTACCTTCTCTGGAAGGACAAAGCCCAAACAAAAGCTCTTGCTGACTTTGTAGACCGGCTTCTTGAGACGCTGGCCAGCATAGAAAAAGAAAGAGAGGAAGGCTACGATAAGATCCGTGATCGATACGATGAGGTTATCGCCAAGTACGATGCAGAGCGCGATAAACTTCTCATGGATATCGCACGCAAACTGGATGGGTAATGATGCTGCTTAAAAGCTGGCCTGTTCCCTCACGAGGGGATGCTGTCCGTTCTGTCCAGCGAGCGCTGAACCGGTTGGGCTTCGGCCCGTTGGATGAGGATGGGATCTTTGGACGTGCTACTGACAATGCAGTGCGCCTGTTTCAGAAAGCAGAGAAGCTAGACATCGATGGGATCGTAGGCCCCAAGACACTTGCCATTCTTCAGAAGCCACTAACACCAGAAGATGAACCTACTGTCCTAAAAGCCCTCCGCAAGTTGGGTTACTCAGTTCATGAGAATGGGCAGTGCAATATTATTGGTGTTCGTAGCTCCAATGCTAAGGCGAATAGTTTTGATGATGAGATCCATCTGATCTGGAAAGAGGATGGGTGGCAACACAAGACTTATCCATGCACCTGTGATCCAGGCATGTACTGGTTGGAGAACCCAAGTAAAGTCGAAGGGACCGCTATCCTAATCCCTGGGCAGTATGTCGATACCTATAAGTTTGATCTACATGCAGGGAGATATGAGACTCTGTGCCAACGTGGTGGGACTGTAAAGGTTTGGCGTGACAACAATAGAGACTCAACACTTGACCATAATGGCGAGGAAGATGAGGGCTGGTTTGGGATTAATATCCACCACGCGGGCACGGACTCTACCAATGTAGAGAAGTGGAGTGCTGGTTGTCAGGTGTTTAAACGCTTGGAAGATTGGGAAGAAGCAGTACAGATCTGGAAAGCTACAGGATCAGAGTGGTTTACCTATACGCTGATTAATGATAAAGATTTGGATTCCTAGGAGGAAAGCATGGATATCAAAGCACTCATGCAGAAGTATGGTGTGACCGTTGGCGTTGCCGGTGGTTGCCTTGTAGTTGGATCTCAGTTCGGATCCTGTACCGTGGACCCCATACCACCAGCACCAAAAGCAGAAACGGCCCCTGCCGAAGCAGAGGCCGAAAAACCAGAAGAGGCTGAAGAGACTGAAGAGACTGAAGAGTCAGTCGTCGTCGCACCCGCAAGCGGGGAGGGGAGCGAATAGCTTTCCACCTGATTGAATCAGGTGATACAGAAACCCACACAGGCGATCCACATCGTCGTGTGGGTCTTCTGTTTTTGGAGTCGTAGCTAGTACTCGACCTAAGGACACAACTTGAAGAGCATCTCCAGTGTCTATGACTTCGGAGCCCTCCAGAAAATCCTCTATCTCACGTACAAGACTTATTGTGTAGTGGAGCTTAAGCTTCTCTAGTCGTTCTGTATCTTCCATGATTATCCCATTGGGTTTAGTGTTTCTTGTTTAGCTATCTCTTCATCAACTTCTAGGAATACAGGGATGGGATCCTCCTGAAACTCAAGATCAGGACCGATCTGCACATACTCCCACTTAGCCCTCTGCTTGCCCTTGGGGCGTTGCGTCGACATAATCACCACCTGGGCAGGACAGTCATCAAGCGCTGCGAGAGTGCGGTAGAGCGTCTTGGGATCCCACATCCGGTCATCCAGAATGACGACAGATGGGACGCCAGGACGGGTCAAAGCCGCTGCCATGGCTCCGAGCACCCTTGCCTCTGTGCTGCCTGACAGGGCAATATGGAGCCCATTGGAGCGCTTCAGCGCAGGCTGGAAAATACCAGATGTGTTGATTGTAAACTCATCACCATCTGGGAGATAGTCGTTTACCCGATTGATGTAGCCACGTAGGTAAGGAGCAACCAGATTTTTCATGGCTGCTTCGAGAGACTTCTCAAGCAAGTCAAACTCTTCTGACAGATCATCAGAAGAGATCTTCTGTTGTCGAGTCTCAGAGGCTACCTTGTAGAGAGATTGTGTTGCTAGCATCTCGGTAAGTTTATCAGCAATCTTTGCAGAGCCAAACTTCTCAATCCCGATTAGCTCTTCTTTATCTCCCAAGGCCTGAACCTCAGTAGCCAGTAGTCCTCGCAAGTCTGCCTTCTCTTTATACATGCGTTTGAACTCTTCATATTTCAAAGCCCGGAATAGGGATTTCCAAGTCTCGTAGATGTCTTCGCTAGGTACATCCTGAGCACCTTGAAGCTCTCTAGTCACGTCAGTCAAAGCTTTAGACTTTGCCCGGTACTCCCGCTTGAGCTTCCCAGCTTTGTCCAACATCTCGACTACTTGGTCAGGAGTCAAAGAACCATCATGCGCAGAAGGAAGCGCAGCATTGAAAGCTTCCTCACTTGGCATCCGATTGGATTTAGGGAAGGCATCCCTCAACTCTTTTTTATCTAAAGCCTCGGCCAGGTTTCGAAAGAAAAATTTATATGCTGTGAGCGGCGACCCCATGAGCGCCTCTTTTAGCTCTGATACGGGGGCAACATAGCCACTGTAGCCCGTTCTCTTAGCCCGCTTACCTGGGCTGACTTCCCATCGGGCAGTGGAACCATCCGATAGTTCGACCTCAGCAAAGACCACTTCCTCATTCTCAGGGCATAGAGCGGAAAGCTGAGCACCAGTCTTCACTGTCTTAGGTCGCATGAACAGACCACTGACACTACCGGTAAGTGCAAGCTGCAGGGCTTCAGCTACCGTGCTCTTGCCACACTCATTCGGACCAATCAGCAGAGTCTTACCTCCGATCTGTGTTGTTCTAGGCTGCCCATCAGGACTCTTTATATTTGTAATGACTCTTACGATCTTCATCATGTCTCCAACCAGTTAGTGCCGATCTCCGCTTCGGCTGTGTAATCAAGCTTATGGTTTGTCTTTCGACGGCGGTTCATTGCAGACTGGAGAATCTTTACAGCCTCCTCTGCATCATCCTCATGCACCTCAAAAAGAAGAGAGTCATGACATTGGTTTACCAAGCCAGTCTTCTTGTTAAAGTTGAAAGGGAGGGCACCCCTGGTCGGCTCCAACATCGTGCCATCGATAGAATTAGTTGACCAACCAGGGATACCCAGAACTAGTTCCAACATGGACTCGTGCACAATAGATGCACCACCAGATTGGATGGGATGATTTACAAGCTCATTCAGCTTTTCTTCATCCTTGAAGTCACGGCGTCGGTGCCACAAAGAATCATCGATGTAGCCCTGACGACGGTACAGTTGTTGAATCTTTCGCCACCACTTGGGGATCTCAGGGACTGCACGCTTCAGCCCATTGACCACATCACGTACATCTCGGTGGGAAAGGTGTGCGTAGATTAGTGCGCCATCGTCATCCTCTACACTCACCACCTGCTGATGGATGGTGGGGATACTCGCAGCGTACTGCCATGCATAGAAGACGTTCTTGGTAATACCGCGAGTAGTCTTGAAGACACCCTTGCCCTTATCAGCCCTGTTCTCAGGAGCACCATCGAGTTCCCAGATGCTCTTACCATAGACAATCTCCATGTTCTCATTGTGAGGGTCGAGCTTGTCGTTAATGATTTTTAGGAGCCTCTCAGCATTAGCCTCCTCTGCCAACAAACGTAGCTCAAGCTGATCCATGTCAGCCCCAACGAACAAATGCCCCTCTTCAGGTATAAAGATGTCCCGCAGAAATGCTGGAATATTCTGCGCATTGGGCTCACTTGAAGAATATCTACCCGTGGCTGGCAATCTGTTGTAGGCTGGGTGAATCCGCCCATCGCTCATGATCAGCCTTTCCTTCATGGGCTTGATGTAGGTTCCAAGCAACTTGCTATACCTGCGAACCATCCGAACAGCCTGAACAAGCTCGCGCTGTTCCTCCTCCAGATTGTGGTGGGTGATCATTGCCCGGAGAGTCTCATCATCCGTACTTGGGTCACCTGTCTTCTCGTTGTACTTCTCTGGAGTTAGCTTCCAGTTAGAGTAGAGAAGACTCCGCAGTTGGAGAGTAGAGTTAGCGTTGAACTCAGGACTGACAACCTGTGCACAGATCTTCTTGTTTTCTTCTAGCTTCCTCAAGAATTCAGACTCATGAAAAAAGAGTCGATCCTTGTCTACACGCATACCAAGGGTCTGCATGCCTACACCAACAGACTGTAGCTCATGCTCTCTCTGTAGAAGATGCCACTGACTTCTACCCCGAACCACACGGGCAAGGGGTGCGGCTACCCTAGCGGTCGCGCAAGCATCCTTGGCGCAGTAGGTCCAAAGCTCTCTGTCATCCCGAGCATTTAGTGCAGTATGGTTTGCCTTCCATGCTTCTACAAAGTCTGTATAGACAGACGTGACGAAGCCCAGGTTGTGGGGCATTTCATTATCAGCCAACAGGTGTAGTAATAGAGTGTCGGCTGAGAGTTTGGGGGTGATGCCAATGGAGTTTTCAATGACAAGCCTGTCATATTGTCCAGCATTGTGCCCAATGATGGGGGGCTTACCCTCTTCTAGGAACCTAGCTAGCTCATCCCGAATCTTAATCTCTGTCTGTGGATCGAAGAACGAGGACTTGCCATCAATAGATAAGAACGGAATGACGATGCTACGGGTCAGGTTGGAGAGAGCTACACACCTGAGATTAGCGCTGATTGGATTACGAGAGTCAGTCTCAACGTCATAGGCAATCGGGTCACCAACTTCCTGGAAGTTTTTTAGGGCCGCTTTTAGAGCTGAGATTGACAAGATAAAATCTATCTCTGGATCCTTCCATGTTAGCTCGCCCTTGAAGAAGCGAAAGGCCCTAGCTATGTCGCCTTGAAAGACGCTCCTCCACTTAGGAGAGCGCAGCACAAATGCTGGGTGGACTGTGTAGGCTACCTTGACCTTTCCCCATGGCTTCTCGATTACCTCACACGCCCCGCGTGTGCCCATGATGGATGTATAGGAACCCCGGATAGCAGTAGCAGCCGTCGAGCCCAGGCATATTATCTGAGTGAAGCCTTCAATCTCATCATCAACACGCGGCTTACAGCACTCGTGTGGAGTGGGGTGCTCTGGCTTACCCTCTTTTCTCCTTTTTTTATTTGTCCTAGAGAGTCTCGTCATGAATGAATCGAGTCTGTTCTGCGGAGGTCGGCAGGCCAGCACGTTATTTATCTGGCATTCATCTCGCTTGACACCGCAGTAATCTAAGGCTGCCTGAAGCTCCTGACCTGATGGCCCAACGAAGGGTCTACCCTCTGCAACCTCATGACCACCAGGAGCCTCACCAATAATAAGGATCCGATCTTCAGGGTGGTGTTCTGTAAGGACAGGAGCAAACTCCTCCTTACTCTTCCAAAGAGCCCCAAGGGGGCAGATGTCACATTTCGCTTTCATTTACTATAGGTGCCAAAGAGAGAAAGTTTGCGAAGAAAACTGAAAAAAGTCTTGAGGTCCAGTCAGGGAGAATTACGCCACTCCCTGACTGGAACCAGTGAAAACAAAACCACTGGTATGACAACCCAAAAACATCCTCAAGATCCGCCTCCACCTGCCCATTCGCACATTACAATTTTGTCCATCCCTTTCGGGCCACAACGCCCCCTGCCGACAAACAAAAATAGCAGGAGTTGGACACAAAGACATGGCATCTGCCTCTGCGGAGTAATACCGGGGGAGGAATTGACTTCTGCTGTACCACTCCCCTACGGTCTGCATGTGCTTAGCAGTATGTAACAATAGGTACAGCATAGTAAAAAGGGGCAGACTATGACACCGGTCTGCCAGCGGTCGGGGGACATTGCTAAAACCCCCTGGGAGGCTCGATCAGACTCCCTATGAAAGAAGGTACTCAAACTCGTCGCCCGAGTCATTGTCTTTCGCCTTGCCATTCACGGGTGCGGAGTCTTCAGAAGAAGACAGTGCAGTGTTCATGGCTTCGAACCGGCTCTGTGGGTAGAAGGTGTACTTGGCATAGGAGCCCGTTACAGCCTTGCCCTTCTCATCTACTTGGGGTGGGGTGTAGCTGAAGTACACAGTCCGACCATAAAGCTTGTGGAAGGGAACATCTTCCGTACCCATAAGCTTAGCTTCTGGAACACCAGCCGAGATAAGGAAAGACTTCAGGTATCGCTTAGCAGTGGGACTATCCAAGTCATACCGCTCACGATGGCGGAGCCCATCCGTGTTCATGTAGGCATAGAGAACTCCATTCAACTCTTTGCACTCGGGATCTTTATCATCCGGGAAGTGCTGAAAGTCTACGATTGAGCCTGTATGCATACCTGCTGGAAGTACTGCGATTCCGCCAGTAGCAGCGGAGACTCCGGTGAAATCAATCTTGATGTTTAGGGGATTCATTTTAGTTTTAGTTCTCCTGTGGCTGGGGTTACCAACCACTGTTTGATTCGATGAACAACTCATCGATCATGTTTTCCCTGGACTCCGTAAGCACTGCCCTATGCAACGCATCCTGCAGAGCCCATCGAACATGGGGTACGGAATGCTTCTTACGGAGAACAAGAGAAGCTTTTTGTAGAACCTCTCTCCAGTTTTCAATCCCACTATCTAGGATTGCCTTGGAGAGTCCTTCTACTGTAGTAGTTTGCCACGCCAAATCTTTGGGGCGGGGAATGTCATAGCCAGCAAGACGCATGGCTTCTGCTAGATTCATTGGAGCATTGCTAGGAAAGACAGACAGTCTATCGCCAGCAATGTATTGAGCATCGGAGACTGTACGGAGTACAAAGCTCCAGGGCTTAGCAGTCTCCTCATAAACAACACGGGCTACAACATCTGAGAACGCACTGAACTGCTCTGGTAACTGACCCGGCAGGGCAGGACCGCCACGTACAAACTTACCAGATGAAGTCTTAGGTGGAGCTTCATGGCAGTTGAAGATTACGTGGGTTCCTTTTTCTGTCGCCGCACGAGCCGCATCTCTCATCTTTAAAACCTGATGCCTAAGGGCACGCCACATCTCACCGAAAGAGTGTGACTGTTCAAGCTGTGCAATGGTCTGCTCTACGAGAATAGAGAAGTCATCCATTACTATAGTGGGATGCTTACCAGCCTCTGCCTCTACAATCTTTGCAGCAGCTTCTACGTTATGTGCCGAGGCTACCTTCAGATCCTCTAGACCTAGGAAGTTCTTTAGTGGGAGAAGACCACCGGGCTGAGCAATAAACAAACCAGTAGCTCCTACTGCACCTGTGCAAGTACTCTTACCAGTCTTGGCAGGTCCGTAGACTGTAACGAATACCCCGTTCATGACCGCACCTCGAACAGTTCAAGCTGTCCTAGAGCTTCCTCATCACAAGGTACAGATGGGTGCAGTAGATCTATGATCTCAAAGGGAGCAAGCCGGTAGCCGTTAGCCCAGTCTTCAGGATCTTCTACAATCACATCTCCGATTCTTTCCAGGCTATTCTCTGCCCACTTGAATACAGCCTTATTCTCAAGCAGTGCCATCTTGAGAATGGCAGCGGTGGCCTTACCACATGTATCGCCCGTTGCGATGAAGAGATCATAGACAGGCTTTCCTGTCATGAAGTCCTTTCGGGTTACGATGCCTGTCTGCCATGCATCCCAATCCCCGTGAGCATTCTTCTCGAAGTCCTCACGACCTGAAACAACACGGATATGGTCGGAGGTATCAGCACCCTGCTTACTTGCAATGAAGTCACGGATGTCGATGCAAGCATCCCAGATGTCATCGTAAGGCATCGAGGATGGGTGGGCAAAAAAGGCTCTTGTACTAATCACTTCTTTTTCCTTCTGTATTTGAGTTTTCTTCTTCGGTTAGTTTTCTGGTCAACAACTCTGATGTTGTCTTTGGAATCTGACCCGCCCTTAGAGATGGGTACTTTGTGGTCGACTTCTTTTCCTTGGGGTGGGTCTAGTTCTCGGTGGAGTTTATTCCTACGAGCCCTCTCCCTCTTGGCCTTCCGGTCTGAATGGTCCCTGTCGTACTCTTTCCTGTAGTTCCGGTCCTCTGGTTTCTGCGGCATTGTTTTGTTCCTCCAATGAACGTGCATAGTCTGCAAGTGTAGGTATATCCATGGGTCTTGAACCACGATCATACTTCTTTAGAGGTATACCCTTGCGACGATATTGAGCAGCCCTACTAGCAACTGCTGTCTTCTTCATGCTCAGACGCTGTGCTGCTTCAGCGGTGCAGCTAGAGGTTTGCCATACTTGGATAAACTTCTTGGGATCGATACGCTTGGTCATTGGGATTCTCCCCATTGGCAGGTTTCAAAGGCTGGACATGGACCGTACTTCCCATAGCAAATCTGTTCGCTAAAGACAGGTGGGTAGTCCAGTGGTTTTTCCAGATGTGCATACTTCTGGATTCTTTCTTCAGTCTGCTTGAGACTGTGAATGAAATGAGAGAGGGCAGAAGGAGCAGGTTCAATAGGACACCGATGGTATCCATAGGGCTCGCTCATCTTCACCCTGTTGATGATTACTCCCCGGAACCGTCCAGGGTATGCAACTCTACCGAGGCACTGATAGCCCAGGAACTGCCCATTAAGAATATGCTGGCGAAGACTCTTGGAATCAATACGCGAACAAGTTTTGTGGTCAACAATCCAGACTCCTCCGCCGACATCCTCAATGATTAGATCAGCACGCTGTGTATATAGAAAGGTTCCCTCTCCATTAAGGTTAGGGATGTGGGCTCTTAGCTCTCGCTCAACTTCCAGGATCTTCCAGTCACAGGAGGAGTCGTAGCGCATTGTGTAGTCTTTGATTACCCTCTGCACAGGCTCAATCTGATCCTTCCAAAGCTGTGCTTCAGCACCTGTAGTTTCGGCCCACTCTGTCATACCAAGACGCTTCACGGCATCTAGTTGGTGCAGGTAACCAGGGGCATGGTTGTTATTTTGTCTATGCAGGTAGTAGTGAGCTAGACCCACATGAAAAAGACTGCCTCTCACCAGGGGCATGGTCAGGGGGAAGTTCATATCAGCCTTGTGATTGAAAGCCCACCAGCGCATGCAGCGGTTCGCCTGCTCAAACTGGTGCCACCCGCGCTCAGAGGGGCCAGCATCTAGCAGCTTGTCCGGTTCCATATCAACTCCATATTAGCCTTGGTGATGGGGAGGATTTTCCCCGCTCTCTCTACTGTTATAGCAAGGGGGTAGAGTGGTGTCAAGCACTATTTGACCCCAGCCCCGATATTCTTTCGAGCAGGTCGCCCTGCGTTTGACTCATGCTCTCCTCTAAATCTACGAGCGTAGCATCGTCCTCAATAGTAGACACAGCAGGTAGTTTATCGAGAAGAATGTCTGCTACATGCTCGTCCACAGTCCCTCTAGATATAATGTAGGAGACTAGAACAGGACGTTTCTGCCCTGTACGAGAGAAGCGTCCTTCCCACTGTCGAATGGAGCGGGGGGTCCAGGGTAGCATAACAAACAATGCAAGATCAGTGTCCTGGAGGTTGACACTTTCCCCCCACGCATCTCCTGTACCAACAAGAACACAGGGGTCAGTAGATTCCATGTATTCTATACGAATCTTGTCACGCTCAGATGTAGATGTACCACCATGGGCACACCACACAGCTACATCAACTGCGTTCTGGATTTCTTTTCCTAGCCGATCACAGTCAGAGCGGCGGCCAGTAAAAACAACCACCTTCTGTCCAAACCCAACAGCTTCCTTCACTCTGCCAATGACATACTTTCTCTTGCGGGATGCAGCCTCAAACAGCATCGTCTCAAAGATGCTGGATTTGTCTCCAGACTTGTTAGCATTCTGGATGTCTCTCTTGAAAGCTGATGGAGAGTTCTGCTCATCTCTATCCAAATATACAAACTGTCTACGCTTAGGGGGCAGATTTGCAAGGATGGCTTTCTGGTCTGTCTTGTACCTCACCCACTCAAGGCGAGAGACAAGCTCATCTTCGTTGGATATCCCATCATACTTCCAGCCATAAAGATCTTTGAAGCCAGCGCAGTAGCGCTCCCCAAACTTATGGAACGTACCCCACTGCCAAGGCTCAACTAGATCAAGCTGTGCCCACAGATCTTTTGGTCTGTTTGGTATGGGTGTAGCAGTCAGCCCAAACCTGCGCTCTGCTACCTTGGATATCTCAGCCGCGCACGACGCCGTGTTTCCCAGTCGATCAAACCTTGTCTTCCCGTTCGGGAGTAGTACAGGTTTGACTCGCTTCGGGTTCTTCGCCCAATGAATCTCATCATAAACAACGGAATGTGGTCGTAGTTTGAGTAGTGCATCTTCCCACGCAATCAGTGTTTCCCAAGCCACGATGTAGATACACCGTGGGTCGTGTTGAATCTTTTCTATGTCTTTGATGCCGCTCAGGACTTTAGGCTGGAAGCGAGTAAACTTTCGGATTTCCTCGCGCCAAGTTCCACGGGCAGCAGCCTTAGTTATAACCAGCTTTGGTTTCTTGACAGCAGCAGCCAACCAAAGAAGTCCACAAAGAGTCTTGCCCGAGCCTGGGGGTGACCATGCATGGTAGCCAGGACGGACGATAGCGCGACTAACGATCTCCATCTGGTGTGGCATGACCACATCTCTCACCCAGGGCAGGAATGCTGAAGACTCCAAGATTTTTTCAACACGGGCTGTATCAGATTTGACACAGCCTATTTTAGAAAAAAGATCTAGACCCAAAAAGTCCAGTGAATTCAATGGGATACGGCACCCAAAGTTATGCTTGTTTTTCCACATTCCTGGGATTTCTTCAGCACCAGCAGGCACCATGGGATGCCGCACGAATAGCGGATAGAGCATGAGTACCCCCTAAGCTTGTGGCGCGATGTTGATTAGCTGGCCTTTTTTAGGCTCACCCTTCGGAATTGGGATGCCTACATAAACATCAAGCTTCTTGCCGCTGATGCGTGCAGTGCGAATGGCTACCCCATCCACGTCACGAACAGCGAGACGAAGAATGGTTTCACTGCGTAGGTCTACTCTACCTTTACGTTGGCACCACTCACGGTAGGCACCATACAAAGTCTCACAGGGCACAGCTCTAGCTGCCGCTGAGTCAGAGATCTTAAAGTAGGCAGGAGGGGGCGGGTAGTCTGCCAGAATAGAGGTGACTCCACTCTGTAGTACATCGAACACGAAAGCATCCACACTACTCATGCTTGCGTTTTGTAGTTCAGACTTAATCGAAGAGTTGTAGGGTCTAGAGATTAGATCCCAATCAACAGTCATGTTCTTTAGTTCGTCTGCGAACGCCTGAACCTCAGCATAAAAAGTCGGTGCAAACTTAGAGGTCTTTGGATCAAAGCATTCTTTAAGCATGTTCCGATAAGTCTTGGATGCTTTCTCTGGTGCCAAGATAGTAAACCGTCTGTCGTCTGCCTCTACAAGGAAGGGACGACGATGGTTACTAGTCATCCACCATGTCATTCGATTGACCACAGTAGTACGGGCAGCGTAGGGCGCGGAGCAGTGGATGCGGTCGTCAGTAACAGAAGCTTTAATCTCAGAGATTACATCTACTGCATTCTTCTCGATGCCTACCTCATCTGCTAGCACCAATAGGCTGGTGACATAGTGTGAGTTGAAGTTGTCCCGCAGTGCTCTGTTGCTAACTACTACAGCATTACCCTTACCGATAATCTCTGCGAGTAGTCTTCCATACAAACTCTTACCGATACCCTGTTGAGGTGACAGCACAAGCACAGCTACCATAGACCGGCGCTCTGGATTCTGGATCAAAGATGCTGACCAATGGAGCAGCCACTTCTTTGCGTTGGAATCTCCAGCACACAGCAGGTCAAGAATCTTTTCTATCCGAGCCCACGGGCCAGCTACTGGTAACAGGTCAGGCCACCCATAGAGATTCAGCATTGGAATCTCATTTCTATTTACAATGGGATCCTTGGAGGGCTGGCAATCAAACCCGTATACCTGCCTTGATATGATGTGGTCAATCAGTGCAGAAGCGTGGTGTTTGTTGCACCCCTTCGGTAGCAATCCAATGAGGTGATCCTGTAGGGTTTCCTTTCGCATGGGTAGAGAGATCTGCCATGCTCCGTCAGCATGTCGGTAGAAGACACCCTGCAGTGCGTTGTATGCCAGTCGTACCTCGGCATACTCAAGGATTGTTTGGGGTACTTCACCTAGTCTTGCCTCTCTATCTTCAACGCTACGAGAAGAGAATCCACCTGACTTGCCTTGGGATAGCCAGAACTGATTTCCCTCATGGTCGTGGCGCTCACTAGTACATTGTAAAAAACATCTACCATCTTTGGTGACCCGAACGAAAGCGCTACCCGGAGATGCATCCTTCTGGAATGGGCAAGCACACTTGTACTTACCAGCACCACGGGCAAGCACATCGGATACCGGAGTAGCACCACCTGAGTCCAGGACTACAGTTAGATCAAGCTTAAGCTCTGGCTTGTTAGAGCTACTCTTCTTTGCTGCACCAGCAGTAGTAGGAGCTTGACTAATCTTATCCGAGTTCAACAGTCGGCCATCCCATTTGGTGTAGCAGGTGTACTCTTCGCCATCACAATGAGCGGGCAAAGCATAATGCCTGGAGATGTTCCGCGCTTGTCTATCGACACCTGCATCATAACCTACAAGCCTCAATCCATTCTCCCATGCAGCCGAATATTCCTTGGGCAAGAGGGGTCGGGAGAGGAAGAGGATTACTCTGTATCGGGGCTCACTAGAACGGTGGCTCCATGTAGTATGTATAGCATATGCAACCCCAAATTGGCCGAGCCGGACTGCAATTTTTTCTGGTGGCTCAGTAGTGTGATCAAAGTCATAGACTAGAGCTGTGACTCGCTGGACATTAGAGTTACCACGCTTATCGCCGGGGTCATAGATTGCTGGTGACCAACAGGGCAGTTGCTTCTTTGGGAAGGTCGGGTCACGTATCGGAGGGTGAGAAAATATCTTATCCAGATCTACTTGCGATTTGACAGTAGCAGCCTTAGGTACTACGCTAGTCATACCGGGGAAGAGCGCAATCTCCCACGGTAGCACATGGTTAGTGTTCATTATCTACTCCGCGAGTCCCCGACTGTACCATCCAACCGGCAGTCGGGGGCTTCCTTTTGGTGTTAACTATTCTGGACTTTCTTAGACCTCAGTGGTGTGTCATCCGTCAGGACATTGGAAAGTCCCTCTGAAATAAGAAACTCCACAGTTGAGTTCAATGTGACGTAACGACTGGGAAAGGCAGACTGCAAGTGCTTTGCGAGATTCTCTACTGCATCCCAAGTAGCCTGGGGTAGTCGCAAAGGCTTACGGAAGCGCTCCCGCGCACTCTTCTGTGTAGCATCAAGGTTCGGAAACTCTTGTGCTCTCATAAGAGCTGCCATCTTTGGGATTTTATTATCACTCATACAGCCTCCGAGTCTCTTAGCCAAAGAAGGGGGCGACTCGATCCCCGTCTGTATTGTCTTCGCACAAACCCAGAAGCAGTAAGGATCTTTGCTGCAAAGATCTTAACCTTATGGGGTGAGAACACTGGTTGATCACCGAAAGCATCATCAATGAGATCATCCATTGTAAATGCTCCGAGAGAATTGGAAAGTTTATCCGCTGCGCAAAGAATGCCGACAGCAGACATGCCTTCAACATCTTCTTTACCTGCAGCGATGATTAGACGCAGGCCATACTCGATGGCCTCTCTTCGGTCGACACCTAATACAGACGCAGCCTGATCTGAGAGGCGTCCGAGGTCTTCATTACTCAAGCTCATGACCACATAGTATCAGGTAAAAATAGTGGTGTCAAGCTATAAAGTGTGGCACCACACTGCTCACTTAGTGCTCCTCTGGGGGGGCAAGGAAGTTATTAGTACAAAGGCATGTTGGGAGAGGTTGCGTAACCACCTGAAATCACTGGGAGAATCAGAACTACTCTTGTCTAATAAGTCAGTAGTACTCCTATATGAGGGGGGGTATATACCTACCTACCTCTACTCTCTATAGGTGGTAGGTATTTTATTATGGAGGGTACTATTCGCTGGTTTTTGCTCCCTGACCCGATTGTTCGCTAAGTGCCTAATATAGCAGCATTATCCCCCTGTCTAATCATGTCAAATCAGATGGCTGGTGACTCGTTAGCCGCAGACACGGGTTTTTTGGTCCTGAGGGTGAATTCAGGGACCAAGATTAAAAGATTGGACAGCCCGAACGCGCTTTGCTATCTTCTAACTACCCTTTCATCTAAGGGCAGGTATCCCGGGATTAACCTGGGCGGGCGAAGTCCCGTAAGAGTGAGGATTCACGATGCCACATATCAAACCACGTTATCTCAATGGGCAGCGCGGCACAGGCCACCATGCTTCTTTTGACGGAATCGCAGACCATGCGCTGGCAGCAAACGATATTGTTATTGCTACTGGGTACGATGGAGATCGAATCAAGTGGTCAAAAGCAGATGCAAATACGACCCGTAGATATTCCGGTGTGATGGGTATTGCCGATCATGCTGCTCCTGCTGCTGGTGATCGAGTCCGTGTTGTTTCCCACAAGCTTGTCACTGGCGTAGATACAGATGCATCTGGTGGTGTCGGATCTGTAGTTTACCTTAGCAATGACGCAGGAGAATGGTCTGTTAGTGCTGGAACGCGAGAAGTTTGCGTTGGTACTGTTGTTGCTGACCACGCCACTACAGGTGCAGTGCTACTCGCACCAGCACATGTTGCTTGTGCTTATGATGCTGATGGTGACGTAGAAGTCGCCTAAAAAGGGCGTTACAGAGCACACGAGCTAAGACCTATCATCCTGTGGATGGGGCTGCGGATACACGCTGCGCCAATAAAACGGGGCTCCGATACGGGATTAGTACACATAAGAAAACCCCCACCGGAAATGAATCCGATGGGGGTTCTTTTTTAGGCTTGTTTTTAGATCAGGTCATGCCTGACAAAAACTCACGCAACACTACCAAGCCTACTAAGGGCAGTAAGGACACGAGCAGACTTGAGATCTTTGGTCGAGTCTTTCAGGTTCGTAAGAGTCTTGTTGAAGATAGACTCATAGTGTTGAACCTTAGCCTGTAGATCTGCTGCAGCATCATTCTGCGTAGTCTTACCTCTCTTAGTCTTAGCCTTACTAAGACGCTCACGGATCTGGCCCATTTCAGACTCAACATTCTGGGCAAGCCAGTCCATTGCCATGTTCACCAGATTATCATCCATCAAAGTACGCGGACCATAGATCTTGTTTCGTCGACTTGGAGAAGCACCCTCTACAACAGATACAACCTTATCCCAAAGGGCCAATGAGTCTTGTGGAACCCAATAGATTCCACCCGTCTCACGTAGACAGATACCATTGGCTTCTCTCGAAACAATGGCCTTCAGTGAACGTGCAACATTATCACGGGGTACTTTGTCCAACTCACGCCAGAACAAGTCACGGACAGAGTGAGCATGGGTTGGATCTGGGATCAAGTCTCCAGTATCTGGATCCATGAAGGAAATACCATCACCAGGACCAACATCCAGCTCAACACTGAATAGTTTGTTGTAGTCCAAACCTGACTTGTTTTCTCCCGAGCTAATCTCTTGTACAACCTGGAAACCCTTACGCGGAGATTCCAGCTTACGTACCAGACAACGCCTTGAACCATAGACTTCAACAAGAGCAGACTTGAGACTCATAAGAACAGATTGCTCTGCAGGTATGTACTGAGCCAAGTCAAGATTCTCAAAGCCTTCTTCTAGAGCTTTAAACTCAGAGTCATTTCCAAGTGACCAGAAGACGATTCGACCGTTGACACCAAATGTAGTTTGCTTGTTCATTTTACTTTTCTTTCCTTTCTTTTGTTTTGATACAGAACAGGATTGTTTGTACCCATCGACCCACCGGGCAGAACCCGATGGATCGAAAGTTACCGTCAATCCTCCACTCGAACGGTTCGCATCCAGTCTGGGGTATCTTCATCTACCCAACGACCAACAAGGCAACAGATGATACGAACATTTCGTGGAGCCTTCTCAGGCCAATCAGTCCAACCGTCAGTAAAGACAACAATGATATCAGGGCAAGGCCGCTGTTCCATAGTAGCCTTGATACCAACCCTCATGTCAGTACCTCCACCACCTTCTACCTTTAGGTCAGAGATCCTAGTTAGTTTGGACACTCCATAGGACACAGAATCACAACAGCAGTATGTGATCTTTGCCATGGGATCGATGGTTCGCATGATCCCTTGCGCCTCACTACCTGCAGCTCGAAGCTCTTCTCCTGACATAGAACCAGACGTATCAAACACCATTGCAATGTCAGGTACAGGTTCAACATCACCGGGCAAGATACAGTCTGGCATTTCCCTACGTGACCTAACCCTATAGCTCTTGTCATATTGACCACGAGCCCATGTGTCGCAGTTTCTAAACATAGACATGAAGGTACGCTTCCAGTTGATCTTAGGTGGAGTGAGTAGTTGTTCCAATAGAATCAACATTCCAGCCGGGGCATCACCCCTTTGCTTTTCAGTAAGAGACTTAGCTTTGATTGCAATCTTCTGTCGGATGACTTCCTGGTCTTCAGGCAAAGTACCAACACCAGATTCATCTGGAGGTGGAAGCTCATACCCACGTTCTTGTCCATCCACACCAGACCCACAGTCACCATTGGCAACACCGGGGCTGTTAGACGATCCCTTACCAGAAGATCCATCATTAGAAGAGTCTTCAGATCCACCTGAATCAGATTCGCCTTGATCTGAATCGTCAGATTGTTCAGAACTATCACCCGGAAGGGTTGAATCGGACTCTTCTTCACTTTTCAATCCGGGTTCACCTTCTGGACCTGACTTATCTTCTTCTTCTTCCTGCTCATCACGCTGTTCTTTCCAGTAGCGTGCATACCATTCCATGGTCTTACCCGTAGGAACATCCATCCATACGCCTTCAACCTCAAGCTGATACCTCCATCCATGATTGGCATTACACCAGACTGGGAGGATCCCTCCAGCGATCCCATCCAATAGTTCAATCAGCTTGGGTTCATCATTGATCTCCATATCAGCAAAGATATTGCCTAACCGTGGAGATAATCCCAATGCTGCCATACGTTCCATGTGTCGCATGAGTGGATGCAATGCTTCATGGGCAACAACTCCAGCTCTTTGTCTAGTGGTAAGGGTAGCCCACCATGTTGGGTTGATGTAGACACGACAGTACTTGTCGACACCAGCAGTACCTGCTTTAGGTTCGACAATGAAGTCAAGTGCTCCGATTATATCGAACCACCAGTCGAATGTATGGATAGCAAGTAGTCTCGCTGAGCGAGTGCTTTCCAAGCATTGCGCAGCAAGTAGCTTTACTTCTTCTTCTGGGGCTATGTGTTGAGTCTGCATTTGAGTTTCCTTTTTGGTTTGTTGGTTTGTTTAGTGTTGAATACGGAAAATGTTGGTGAGGTTCCATCCATCTTGGATGGTGGTTTCTGTAGAGTCACCAAGAAACAGCTCTACTTGTTTCCTGGTTACTTGACGCTTACGGGGACGCCATGAGTAGTTCACTGCCACTGGCCCACGCTTACAGTCAGCAAAGAAAAGCTTATCTGTACTATTCCAAGCCAGAACACGAGTAGGTCTGTTGGAGTAGGCCATTTCAAGTAGCTGCATCCAACTTTCTTGTAGTGTGCTACCCAGCTTTACCAGTTCATTCCATTCATTGATGGCTTCATCACACATGTTGAAATCAAACCAAGTTAGAACATCCTTTTCTGGGGCTGTCGCTTCACTACCTACTTGACCTCGACTCTTTGGGTCCGCTGCAAGTATTATTGAGCGTCTCCCATGGTATCCCTCTTCATCAGTCTGAGCCCATAGAAGTCGGGTTCTTAGATAGAGACGAACCCAGACACGCGGATGCATTGTTCCGAACCCACCGCCCCAACACTCAGCACGCCAGAGAAGACTTCTCCATGTCTCGTAGCATTCATGCAATACAGAATGGTATCGATCCTCAATAGTTGTGTTGGTGTATGCATTGTTCCAGATTGAAGTGTCACGTATGTAGTCCAGATCATGAGGTCTGAAACCATAGCCAGTAGCCAACTTAGCCATTGAACCCCTGGCAACCACTACACGTTGAATCCAACCTGGAAGCTTTGCCTTTTCAGAATCACTTAGATTCCTTAGACCATTCCGTGGGTTCTCCATAGCTTTGTTATAGAGACGCTTGATCTCAGCACACCTATGCTCAGATTTATTTGCATTGGTTCGATGGCTGTTTCCACCACCAAGCCTACTCAAAGCCTGGAGTACTTGGGTTTTCTTTTCATCGTCATTATCAATGTCATGGGCATGGAGAATCATCTCACCACTGGGCAAGATGGAGATCTCATGGTGTGCTCCATTGCACTTACAACGACTGTTCTCATATCCATCAACAAACCCAAGCTTGTTGAAGGCAACCATGTCCTTCTTCTTCCCACCTGGATTAGCTACAGATACATAGTTGTTAGTAGTCGTAGCAATGTGGGAAGCAATCCCATCGAATGACCTAATCTTATATGTATCTCTAATATTAGAGTCAGCCATTAGGATCTTAGCAAAGTACTTTCTATCGATAGCTCCTGGTCTTTCAATAGTATCTATCTTTGCCATTTCATACTTCTTTCGATTTGCGATTTGTCTTTTGTTCATTTGAGTTTACCTTTTAGATTAGTGTGAATAGGATTTTGTAGAAGTAGTAAGTACCAGCGATGATGATGTAGATGTTTAGAACGTCAATCATTATCTGCCCCTGCCAAACACACTTATTCGAGGCAAGTACTCAATGGTTCCATCACGATAAAGCCTTACCAGTAGGTCACCATGTGAGAGTGTGTCGAATGTTCCTGATTGGACAAAGTAGATGTAGTCGGAATCCTCCAAAGTGTCGGCTTCAGTCCAAAGGGCACCACGCTTTTCACATAGTGGGATTGCTTCTCTTATTTCTTCCCAATGACCCCTAGCGTAATCTCCATTGACGCCAGAAACGTATCTTCTGTTTTTACGAGTGGGCCATTCATCACCTTCAAACCAGTTCATGATTTGGAGATACGCAGCAGCTCGTTCAGGATGCATTCGAGTACGAGCATTAGATGGTCTACTGAACAGTGAGTCAAACTGTGATTCAGGGTTTGAAAACTTCTTTAGTTTGTTCTGTAGGATCCAACCAAGTCTCATAGATTGTGACTGGTATTCATATATTGGACAGTCTGGTGACTTTCCTTTCAACATCCAAGAGTCTTGGTCTTGTTTCTTCCAAACTTCTGCACTCTCTTTACAGACAGACAAATGATCACAACCTGAAAAGTTGTTCTCACGACGGAAGCTCTCACGTTCTTTCTTCACTGCATATGCAGATCTAATAAACTCTTTGAGTGCTTCAGGTAGGATACCTCTTGGGTGAGTATATACAACACCATCGAACTGCCAGACTGCTCTTTTGAGAGCACCATAAAACTCCTCTTTGATTACTTTGCATCTACCTTCATTACATTCAACACGCTCACCATCGACAAGCTTGTATGTATGGATACGATTGTTCTCCACGCTGATATAGTGCTTCTTTTTACCTTTCACATTTCTGTTGTAGTGACTGTATTGAGGGCTACACATTGTAGTAGCTTTAATCTTGATATCTTTGGGGTTCATTTACTTTCCTTCTTTGTTTGATTGTTGGATTGATTCTTCATCTTCAATAAGGCAGTCCTGACCGCCAAGTACAAACTTGTTGTCACGCACTTCCCATAGCTCCATGCATCCCTGGCATTGACAGTAGATGTCACCTGAACAGGGCTCTTGATATTTATTTAGCTCTTTCATTTACTTTCCTTTATTGTTTGGGTTTGACACTGATTAGCATCATTGGATGCATCGAATCTCTCCGATGCATCCTAGTTGTCAATCAGGTGAGTCCAGCATCTTGCAAGATGTCAAACAACGCTTCCACATCGGGCAAGGTTCCGTTCCAACCCTTGGGGCTTCCAGCTTTGGCAAGGTCAATACAAGCCAGGGATGCATAGTCGGCATGTCCTGTTTCATACAGGGTTCCGATTAGATCCCAACAAGCCTGGACATTCTGACAAGTAAACTCACCATCGGAAAGTGTACCTGCAACACAAGCCTTGGCCATAGTCAGGATCTGATCTCCACGCTTGGGCCAGTTAGGACTGTGTTGGTTGACCCTACCAGAAAGAACATCACGCCAATCTGGAATGTCTTGTTGCTTCTCCCAGTTTACATACTTGAGAGCCAGTTCTTCTCCAATGCAACCAGCCAATAGAATCATACGTGCTTCCATATGTCCGGTTCCTTTGCATAGAGCATTGTAGAGAGCAACATGTGTCCATTGTCTTGGACATGGTGCAGCTAAATGTGCTTCTGCTGCATCCTGGTCAAGGTATTCAGGAGCGCTCCGAATGAACGCGGATACCATCACACGTTCTTGGGGAATACGGTCAGTCCAGGATGAATCAAACTCAACAACGTCTATGTTTTCAAACCCAGACTCATTGCCATCGGCCCATGCATTGGCATCTACATCAGCATTAATACAACAGACACGCTTTCTTACTGGGATTGACATGGCTCCACCAGTAGTAGAGATTTCAGGTGGATTCCCAGCACCACATAGTGCAGTCAATAGTGGAAGTTGTTCGATTCCAAATGTCTTCCCACAGAACACAGGATGTACTGCACGCTGGACAGATGGAACAAGATCACAGACTTCATCAAAGAAGACAATGCATGAACCCTCGGGCAAGTCCAGAATGGAACGGACATATGCATCTGGATAGAAACGCATGGTTCCGGTTGTATGGTCGGGTACACCATAGCCTGAGATATCTTCAGCACACTTACCAGACATCTCAAACCCAAAGAGCTTCTTACGCATGGCCTTTGCGATGGCTTTGGTAACTGCAGTTTTACCAATACCAGACCTTCCAATGATTATGATGGGTGGAAGCTCAGGATGATGAAACTGTCCGATAATAGCGATCTGATACGCAAGAAGTTGGTTCTTGTTCACTTTACTTTCCTTTGTTTGGTTTGTTTAGTTGTGAAGTGGGGTCAGAAGAAACTAACCCCACAGTCCAATGTGCTCTGTTTGACGTCACTTGTCAAATAATTCGAGTTTTCCCAGTGATTTCAAGTAGTTACAGCGGCGACCAAAAACTGTCCGCGGGGCGCGTTTCGCTAAGTACCTGAAATCACTGCATTTTTCGGCCCGACCCTCTGCGAGAAGCCCCAATATAAGATTTCAACCCTAAACAGGGACTATTCCCTCGCAATACTACAACCATAGATTAGCGCTGATACATAGCCGCCAATATTAGCGCTGATATATTGCCGCCAATGGTTGAGGCATGCCCCGTGCTGCCCATGCCCGGGACCGAGCCCATGTGCTGCGCATGCCCCGGATCGCCCCCATATCCGCGGGAGGAAAAGGGCGTTACCACACCAGGAGTCGGCAGCCCCCCCTTAACCTCACCTACTTGATGATAGGTCCGTCTCAGGGCGTTACCACCCCCGAGGGGCGTTACCACCTCCTAGCCCTCCCTCTGCCCTCGTACCTTCCGCACCCACCTTGGGCTAAGAAGGGGAGGGAGGCCACCTCTCGGTGACCCCCCGTCTCCTCTCTCAGTCGTCATCCACTAAGTAATCAATCATCCGCATGAGTCTCTCTTCTTTGTACCGACTGACTTCTGCATCGATTTTTATCTCGATCTCCTTACGGTGTCTGTCCTTTGGGTCGCATCCACACATCGTTCCACCAGCGGCATAGTGTCCGCTAGTGACTCGTGTGCAGAGATTACAAATAGGGCAGTATCCATTGGGCATGATGCCCTCCTTTCTTGGGTTGTGTGGGGAGCGGAGCATCATTGCCCCGCCCCCCGGTTGTTGAAGTTAGCTACGCTTCATTGACGACAAGCTTGGTACACGCAGTGAGCAGCCTCTTAAAGTCTGCCTTGCGCCTCTCTTCCAGCCTCTTCAGTTTCCATTCGTAGCGGGTAGGCATGCGAGTTGTTGGATACTCACCTTTATCTACCATCTCAGAAGAGGCTAGGATCTCGACGGGTTCATCATTCTCCCGCCTCTGCATAGCCTTCTTTCTTGCACTGTCTCTCAGTGCAGCAAGAAGGTCCATTGCCAAGCCAGCGGCTTCCTCCGTCAAGTTCTCCATACTAGGGTCGATCATAGCTTACTCCAGTGAGGCTATTGCCTCGTTTATCCCGTGCGTTATTGCAGGGAAGATGGAGCGGGGGAGGGTGCTGTCCCCTCCCCCTTGGTTGCATCTATCGATGCGGGTGGGAGTTGAGATAGATTGAGGCTGTAACGCTCAACTGTCCCAACTTGTGGTTAGTGAAGCACTCACTACACACCTTATTGCCCCGGATTAGCATCCAGGTGTTGGGTGGGTAAGGGTGCTTGCATGGACTGTCTAAGTCCTTCTTAGTTACGGGTTTGAAATAACCCATAGCTTACTCCAAATGGGGCTTAGCCCCGGCTTATCCCTGCGGTATTGCAAGGAAGGCAAGGAGAGGGGGGCAGGTATTGTCCCTGCCCCCCAGTGCTTCTAAAGGATCATCAGTGCCAGTAGCAGTATGATCCAGAAGAGCACTCCACGGGGTGAGGTGCTATTCAGCATCGGATGCGTCCTCCGCATCCTCCTCTGACGTCTCAACAACGTCAGCCTCACTCTCGGATGACTCGTCGCCACCCTCTTGCTCTGCCTTTACTTCCGCATCGTATTCAGCTAGCATGGCTGCCTTTCTCGCGGCAGCCTCAGCCGCTAGCTGTCTATCGATTGCAGCCTCGTAAGATGTCCGGTCAAAGCGAGCTTCTGGGAACTCGCCAGAGTCTTTCACCTTCTTGATTGCAGTCTGGAAGTTAGGCGCAAGCTCAACCTCTCCGTTTGCTCCGATTAGAAGCTTGACTTTCCCCGTAGGGTTCCCGTCCTTGTCTTCCTCCTGGATGCAGGGGATAAGGCCTTGGGTTTCGGAGTACTTAGTACCCTTCTTCTCGCCTCCTTTACCCTTCTGCTTGCGGGTGTGGATTGTGCATGCGCTGAGCGCCGTGATTGTCCAAGTGGCTTTTGATTGAGCCATCTGAACCTCCTTGTGGCCCTTTCGGGCCGTTTATTCCCGAGCCGACATTGGCCGGGAAAGCCTTAGGAGTTTTGTCCACCATCGTATTGAGATTTGAAAGATCAGTGCGGTTTGACACCGGCTCAGCCTCTCGGCTTGAACTGCATTTAACCATGTGACGTCACAGTGCAACAAAATAGTTTGAATCTCAAGCTAAAAACACCCGAAAATGGGCCATTTTTACCAAGCTGAGACACCCATTTTTCTGCCCATAATCGGCCATTCAAGCGAGTATGGGGGGATATGACCCTCTAAAAGTGGTCTATTAGGAGAAGGCACGAAAAAAGTTTGAATTAGAGGGTAGGGTGACGCCAAATACCAGCCCCCTCACGGGGCATAGGGGCTACCCTTTCCTTTCCACGGGACAAGCTATGCGCGGGCTTTCCTTTACCTCAGTCCCCAGCACAGCCCTACCAGCACAGCCCCATGTCCCATGTCACGCCACGAAAAACCGCCACCACGCGGAAGCATCCCCCTTTTTTCGCCCCCCCAGGCTTTCCTGGGGAGTCTCTTTCGAATACAATTAGTTTTGCAAAATGACTGACGCCACATGCACGAAGAAAGGTGGATACACGCATTGGCTGTTGCACTCGGCTGAAATCCCGAGGAAGCAGTTCAATCAGAGTAATCTCAGCTTCTACCACCTAGCGCTAGCTTTCGGATTCTGTACTCCGTACATGCAGGATCAGAAATCATGGCGAATGGTGTCAATTCCCCAGTTTCAGGCCGCAATGCGCAATCTGAGGTGGGCGATTTGGAGGGATCGCAGGATTCTGCACGGGGTCTACAGTAAGGCCATGTTCGTGGCACCAGAGAAGTGGCCTAAAGATGTTAGGGAATCATTTAGATTAGTAGATCCGCCCACGCCCTATGAGGTCGCATGCGTGCTATTGGTTGAGCCCCATGCGAATTTCTGGTCCCTGCACGTAGGTGCGCCCAAATATGTCCAGTGTGCGCTGTCTACCCTGAAGTGGTGGCTGATGGGAATGCCCGAGGAGGCTTTATCGACTGTCCTGGGCATAGGGGGGAGCGCGTTACATGAGATCCTGGCTATTGCTGTCAAACACGCTATGGACAAGCCGAAGTTCGCAATCTGGGCGCTCGGTGGAAGCCTGATTCCGGTGTGTACGAACAGAACCATGCTCCAGGTCGCGGAATCTTTCGCGCTGGGAAAGTCTCTCCCGTCGAACTCTAAGGGCAGCGGCGCAACGCAACAGGCGCGAACAGCACAAAACCGTCTTTTCAATCACCCATATGTACAAGCTCAGCTTAAATCTGGTGTACGTATCGGACCATTGTGTAGGCCAATCTTTCTTCCGGGCATCGTTTGGGATTCTTCGGCGGATAAAAAACAATGGGAAGTCTCAGAAGATCGTGGAGCTAAACAGATTCTAAAGGTTCGGACGCAAATTTCCAAGTATCCCGAACAACACCCTGAATGGTTAGATCTTTGAGTACCCCTTCGGGTCAAAAAGGGAGGCGCGGAGGGAGTCAACTGTCTTATTAGACACAACTGCAGGGGAAACATCCGTTATACTGGACGCATGGACAAAAAAGAAGATCTTGTGCCCATCGAGGAATCCGCTGCGCTAACTCGCGTTTCTACCACACTTCAGAAGAAGAAGGTACGCGAGTTGAATGACATAACGGACTTATGCGCTGACGCGATGACCGCAATTGTCAAAAAAGAAATGTCTACTGGTGTTGCCAGAGAACTCCGCCAGTGGGCTGAACTTATGTATACTTGCGTTCAGGCTCAACGTGTTTCTGGTGAAGGTGGTGGTGTGAACTTCGTTACTCAGCTAATTCAGATGAACGGCGCGACAGAAGAAGCCCGTGAGCGCGTCGAGGAAGTTTTCGACATTAAGGATGTTGGATGAAGATTGTTCCCTGGTCCTGGATGACGAAGATTGAGCAGAAGTGGTTTGAAACACTTTCTCCTGACGATCTTGAGGATCTCAAGTCATTCGGAATGGAGATTTCTCAGAGCGATCACCCTGAGTATGGCGGTCGTGTTCTTCAGGTGGGGAATCCTAATAAAGCCAATCAGTATTTTGATGAGGTTTGGGAGTCCTGGGAGCGTAGCGTCGGTGAGGCAGATGTATTAGACGAGCCTCCTCGTACATTCGATCCAACTATGAGGGATCCAGGCCGCTATAATGAGATGGCAACAGATCTTCCTCACTTCTCAGCACGCTATTTGTCGCCTGATGAGTATGAGCCATATCGTTATCGCCCTCCTGAGAGTCGAGAACAATTCGAGAATCGGCATCGTCCTCAGCGGAAAGTAGTGCCTATTGACGCTCCAGATCGATCAGGTGCTGGTGAGTTTTATTATCCTCATGGCACTAAGAAGGAGGCGCTTCAGCGGAAGCGAGAGCAGATCAGACAGGGGGTGATCGATTCACATGTCGAAGAAAATCTCATGCGGAATCTTAGGCCCGAAGATGCAATTCCTGGGACTGGAGATCCTGTACCCCCTTCTGAGGCAATTGATCTAGAAGTACGCCGACATCGAAAGAAGCTTCACAGCCTATTTGATGATCTTGCTGTTGCTTCTACTGATGATGAGATCTATGAAGCTATACGAGCTGCTGATCAGTATATTTATGATCGAGAAGTCAAATACTCTGCGAAAAGCTCTAACCGAAGGAAAGAGTGGCAACTTAAGCTGGCTAATGAGTTTGAGGAGAGCGCACTGGATTCTGATGCGTTTAGGCAAAGACTCCAGCCTATGGATGGTCCACCCATCAAGGGATCTCCAGGAGCCCGAGGGGAAATTATAGATAAAGCTATTGATGTAGGTGTTTTAGAAGAAGCAGCTGGAATCGATAAGTCCGATTTTGATCAGATTGAAGCCATGATTGAGATGAGGCGCAATCTGGGCTTGAATTTGGGTGGTGGGGCAGATGAGTCTTTGGACTTTATCCACCAAGTGCGGACGACTTTTGGGGAGCTGCCACCAGAAGAATTCGCTGTTTCTCAGGAAGAAGTAGATGCTTTCATGGAGAAGCTACAGAAGTATGGAGAACGTCAGTACTCAGATCTCTCTCCCGCCTCTCAACAGGCTAGGGCTCATTGGGGATATGGTCAGCCTGGAGATGTTCGCCAGTTTCCGACAGAAGAGCGGAGGAAGTCTCAGTCAGCCCAATTGAGCAAAGAAGCTCAAGAAGCTATAGCGAAGCACCAAGAAGAGTTCTCTAAAGCAATTACAGAGATGAAGCAGCCGGGTCTACGCGCAGCTACCCTCAAGGGTGTTTTTAAGAAGCTTGGAACAGTGGGAGCAAAGCTGGGTGGTGTCGGTACTGCTGTTGATCTTCTTTGGCCAGCTAAGCTTGAAGGAGATCCCTACAAAGCTTCGGAGAGTGCTACTGGAGTTCCCAAAGGATGGACTGGTCCTGAGTGGAGAGAGCGTCAAGAGCGGGATGTAGCAGGGGCAGAGTGGCTATCCCAACAACCAGGATATGGAGATACTCCACCTTGGGCCAATGTTCCTTCTCGCCCTAGAGATCCTGAAGCGTATGAAATGCTTGCTCCTGGACAACAGAAGCAAGAAGATCGTTTAAAAGCGGTGGAAGAAGCTGTTAGGATGGATGAGATGAGGAAGAGACGGTAGTGGCTACTCTAGAAGAGAAACAACAGGCTCTCGAAGCCGGTCCTCCAGAAGAATACGACGCTTCCAGTTTTGGCGATGCAGGTGAGCTTGCTGCCCATCAAGCCGGAGATCCAGCCGAGATGTCTAAGGCTGAAGCTGTTGGTCGGATGCTTGATGAGGCTCGGAATACTCCAGAGCCTCCTCCACCCGCTCCGCCCGCTCCTCCTGATCCTCCAGCTGCCGAGTCTCCTTCTGCTGATTGGACGTACATTAACGACTTCATAAGCAGACATGCTCAGAAGGCAGTTGAGGAGATCGGTGATACTGAGGATGCCGGGGATACGGGCGATTTTGAAGATACTGGCGATTTTGAAGATACTGGGGATACTGGAGATCCAGACTACGATTTCAATGAAGAAATGGATCGTATGTTTGAGAACATGACTCTCGGTCCTGACTATGAAGAGCTTCCTGGTGAGGGTGGCGATAGGCAGGTAGCAGCAAGAGATGCCCTCCGATTCCAACAGCTCCGAGACTTTCTGGCAGAGGGTGGTATCGAAATGTTCGAACCGATAGAACCGATAGAACCGAGGTAAGAATGGCTGGAGATTACACACAGCAACGACATGCAGCCGCAGCAGATGCAGTTCAAATGGGCCAAGTTCTGAAGGATCTTCAGATGGCTGAGGTAGGACTATATCGAGAGCTTAGTAATGAGCAGGATCCAATTCGAATCCAGCAGCTTATGGAAGAATTGAAGGATATCCAGAAGGCAATTAAGCAGGCTCAGAAGGCTGCTATGAGTCCAGAGGGGGCGCAGGAAGAGGCAGTGATGGAAGCCCCTCCCCCTGAGATGGCTCCAGCACCTGCAGGACCGCCCCCTGAAATGGCCCCCGAAATGGCCCCTGCTCCTGTGATGCCTCCCGAATGAGTACTGCCCAGCAAGTTCTGGATTTTCTGCGTTCGCCAGAGCAATCTTTGCCGAAGCTGGGGAAAGTGCATGACCAGAAGACTGGCCAATTCGTTCCATACGATCCATACCGCATTACGGAAACGATGCAGGCTGAGATCTTAGCCTATATGAGCAACCCCCCAAGAACACCAGACGGGCAGACGCGGTTTCTAACACTTCTGACCGCTCGGCAGATGGGGAAGTCTCTAACTTCAGAATATGCCTGCTATCCAAAAGCAGCTTTCAATCCTGGATGGGACCATGTGTGTATTGCTGACACGAGTGACCGTGCTGAGTATTTGCATAAGCGTGTTCACCATCTCCATGGGAATTGGCCGAGTGAAGTCCGAACTCGAACGATGGTCAGCCGAGAAAGCCGACAATTGACGTTTCGGCCCTTAGAGGGCGGAAAAATGCGTATTTTGTCGGCAGAGGCAGGGGCTGTTGGTATTGGACAGTCTCCTGACAGTTTCCATGCTTCAGAGTGCGCATTCTGGGCAGATTTCTCAGGGTCTATGTTTTTGATCAACCCTAGTCTTGCAAATCGTGATCATGCACTTGTGATCTTCGAATGTACGCCTTGGGAAGCTCGAACGGACTGGCATGATCATTGTGTTTCCGCCAAGAAGCAAGAAGGTCGCCATTTCTATAAATTCTACCCATTTTGGGATGGAAAACTGAATCGACGAAAATGGGAGTTCGATTGGGTTCTAGATAATGAAGAAATCGGGCTTTTGAATCGATATGGGGGAGAAGGGCTAACTTTGGAGAATCTATCCTTTCGTCGGTTCATGATGGAGACAGATTCGGAACTTCGGCGTCGTCCAGAGCTATTTGGTGTTTTTTATCCCTATGATGATCTGAGCTGTTGGCTACAAGCGTCAAACGCTGCAATTCCTAGCCATGCTCTTGAGAAGCATCTGAAGAAGCCTACAACTCCTTGGACTGGCCCATATATGGAATATGAGCAGCCAGAAGCTGATGCCATCTACGTTATCGGTGTTGACCCTTCTGGCCACTCGGCTCGTGACCATGCCGCCTTTCAAGTCTTGAAATGCTGGGATGGGGAGTGGACTCAGGTTGCATGCTTTGCTGACCACATTGATCCGCTAGCATTCTCTCGTAAGCTTGCAGATGTCGGTTTGAAGTATAATCGGGCTCTGGTTGTTGTAGAGTCAAACGGTGTGGGTCAATCTGTTCTCGCTTTGCTTCGAGAGTGGGATTATCCCAACATTTTCTTTGAGAAGGTCCGTCGTCCTGGATTTACTTCTACGGCGAAAAGTATAGACTTATGTTTGGGCTATCTGGTAGATGCTCTTCTAGATGAGCTAGACTTTAACGATAAAGATACGGTGGAGCAGTTGACGACATATCGCCACGATAAGCGGATTGAAGAAGGACCAGGACCAGAAATTGCTCGTGGTCAGCCTTCTCGCCGCCGTAGGGATCGTCACCACTGGGATAAGGTCAGTGCTTTGATTATGGCTATTGTTGGTTCGAGATACGCGCCACGTCGCCATCGTCCCGTTATTGATGAGAACGGGGAGAATGTAATCGTGTTTCGCCCACTCACTTACGATGAAAAAACAGCTCTTCACCGGAAACGGCGGAAGCGTAGCAAATACTGGATTTAACTATGGCTACTTCTTCAACTAAGACAGCTAATCCGATGGCCTACAACATTATGATCGAAACCGATCTGACGAGTACGATGCTTCAGGATGTTGGAAATGGCTCTATTACGATCTATTCCATGCATTTGAACAATGCCGCCAACTCAGGCTCGGTCTATGTGAAGTGCTACAACAATACTAGTGCTACTACAGGCTCAGACAATCCAGAGCTTATCTTCCGCTTGTTTGGAACTCAGGTTCTCGATGTGGTTTTTCCAGCTGGGCTAACGATGTCCACTGGACTCTGCATTGCTTGTGTAGATTCTGTGGGTACGGCTGGTACAACGAGCCCAACTAACGATGTCAAAATACGCTTGGTGACTTCCTAAAGGGGCAATGAATCATGGCAACTACTACATTCACTTTCAGTTCTAATGCTGCATCGGCTGTAATTACAGATACCGATAGTGATACTACTGTTGAAGCCAATGTGGCTTCGGGTGGTGGAAACATCTTGCAGGTGACTATCGATAACTCTGCGAATACTGTTCCTCATACGACTGTACTTTGGGATTCAACTTCAGTTATTGGCTACGACGGTGCAGACTGGAATAGTGGTCCTCAGGTTTGTCTCTTGGCACCAGCAAGTACATCTCAGACATATGTATTCCCCCAGGGAATCAAGTTTGAGAATGGCATTAGTTTCGCAACGACTACTGCAGGCGGCACACAAAGAGGCTCTGCTCCATCGAGTAATGTCACTGTTACTATAATGGTGGCTGCTGTCGACCTTGCAACTACACCGTAGGAGATCTCATGGCTCTCTGGAATAGAGATAAAGATAATAAGAAAGCCGCACGTAAGGCAATCCGTGAAGGTCGACAGGAAGCACGCCAAGCGGGTCGCCAAGCCCGTGATGAGACGCTGGCTGCTGGTGGAACTCGTCGGCAAGCTCGCGCAGAGAAGCGACTGGCAAAGCGTGCTGCAAAGCAATCTTCGCCTGAGGATGAGAAGCAAAAAGCGAACCTAACGAGCCAAGTTGCCATTATCTATAAGAACAAGAAGAAGAAGTAATGTCTTTAGACTCTAAAACTCTGACTTCGATTATTGAAGCCCATGTAACTCGGGCTCAAAAAGAGCACCCTACTTGGGATAAGTGGCGTGCTTGGTATCGTTCAGAGTTTTGGGGGGATTACAGCTTCTCGAATGATGATGCTCTACTAGTAGAGAATAACTACCTCTACTCCTTCTGCGATACGATGGTAGCTAGTGTCACTCCACCGAATCCAAGAGTGACGTGTGTATCTCGCCGTAATGATGATGAATCTCGTATGGCAGCCAAGTATAGAGAATCATTGGTAAATGATGTTCTTTATCGAGTGTCTGCTCATAATACGCTTTGGCAGATGGCTACTCATGCCTCTGTATATGGTCGATCCATTGTAAAGACTGTCTGGAACTTCAATCGAAAGCGCCCTGACTTTATTGTGCTCGATCCACGCTATGTCTTCTTTGATATGAGTGCATCCCGGTGGGACGACATTCGTTACGTTATCGAAGTTACAACACTTACAAAGTCTGAATTCTATGCTCGCACTAAAACAAAACTCAAGGGCAAGAGCCGAAAGAAGCAGTACGATGGCGGTGTTGCTAAGCAAGCTCAGTTTGGGAGTTTTCCTGGTTGGTTGAAGGATAAAGAAGAAACTTCTACTGAGTTGAGTGAGAAGATTCGAGAAGTCTTTGAATGGGTTACTGTTTATGAAGTCTATGACTTCACTAATGACCGTTACTACCACATGCTGGAAGGGATCGAAGACCCACTATTTATGGGCGATCTTCCTTACGTTTTTGTACGTAATCCTTTTTCCATTCTCTCTTTCAATGACAATCTTGCTGACATTGGTGGATTGGCTGACAGCCAGCTAGTTGAGCGTCAGCAACGCCGTCTAAACGAACTAGATACACTTGAGCTTCGGCATGCTCAGTCAAGTATTCCAGTTACGGTTGTTAATGAGGCTCTCTGCGATAATCCTGAAGATTTCATGGATCAGGTTGCGGAGGCTACAAGCCCTGGTGATGTTGTACGCCTTCATGGGAAGAACGCTGCTCCCCTAGGCGAGATCCTGGGCAATACGCCCACGTCATCATTGACTCCTGATTTCAGTCAGATTCGAGATCGGATCGAGTCTTCAATCCAGTTTGTATTGGGTATTCCTGAATATGCCCGTGGTGTTGCTGGCTCTACTGAGGTAGCGACTGAGCTTGCTCTGGTTGACGCTGCTATGCGTACCCGACTGGGCCGACGTACTAAGCGTATTAATGATGTAATCGTCTCATTGGCTGAGGGGATTATTGGTCTATATGAAGAGTATCTAGATTCAGCAGAAGAGATTCCAGTTCGCGTATCAGGAACTCAGAAGGCTGCAAAGGTTGCTCGGAAGCATTTGATTGCCCGTAGTCCTCAGATGGCTGAAGACATGAAAGCGAATGGGGAGCCGATTGAAGATCCTCTTGAGATCGATTTTGAGGTTGTCCCATATAGTCCCACTGAGAATAGTAAGACTGCTCAGGTCAAGAAGCTGACTCAATTCATGGAGATTCTGATTCAGAATCCACATATTGACCAGAGAAAGCTGACAACACATCTTCTAGAAGTCTTGGATATTCAGAACGATGTCATGGTTTCTGAAGAGGAGATGCAAGCTGCTCAGCAACAGCAGATTGATATGTCTCAGATGGAAGCCCAAGCTGGTCAAATGGCAGCACAAGACATGGGCCAAGATTCTATTGCAACAGGTGGAATGCCCGAAGGAGTCTCTGAGATTCCTGTAGGCGGCATGGGTGCAATGGCAGGTGGGGCTGGTTCTCCCACTCCAGAACCTAAGGGATTCGCATAATGGCACTCGCTATCGGTGCAGGTGTATCGGCTGCCTTGGCAGCTTTGAAAGCGGGTGCAGCAGCTGGAGGTGCGGCGGGCGCAGCAGGTGCGGCGGGTGCTGGCGGAGGGGGGTTGGCTGCAGGTCTTAAGACGGCTGGCTCTGCTATAAAAGCTGGGGCAAAAGCTGCGAAGATAGCAAAAGGGGTGAATAAGGCTGCCCGTGCTGCCAAAATAGCAAAGGCTGCTCCTAAGGTAACTACTCGACTTCAGGCTGCTCAGTCCGCCCTACAAAATCAAGGGCTTCGTACAAAGGTAGGAGACTGGAGCCAAAAGGCTGTTGAGGCTGCTCCTGAAGGCCTCCAAGAAAAGATTTCGGGAACCCAAAATAGAATTCAGAAAGCTAAAGATTGGCGAGATAAGACTTTCTGGGATTTTGAGGGTGGGGATGCAGCCCGAGAGAAGTTCCAAAAACGTGCCATTGGAAACATCCAAGATCAGCTTCAACAAGCATCTGAACCAGCTGCGGCTCCTTCAAGTGAGCCTACTATGGATCAATATGGCCAAGATGTAGCTGACCTTAGGCGTATGCAGCGAGGATATTAATGCCAATTTACGATCAGAATTGCCCGAAGTGTGGTGTGCATGAAGTTTTCTGTCGTAAGGAAGAACGCCATAACTGCCGTAAGTGTGGCGAGCCCTGCTCTAGAATTCCAGGCGTAATGCATGCTCAAGGCATCATTTGGGATAATGCTGAAACCAATAAGCAACTTGGGGTCACTTGGCATACCAATGAGGAGAAGCGTCAGTGGATGAAGAGACATCCCAATGCTATTCCCATGGAAAAAGGCAGTAAGGAAGACCGAGATTTTAAGCAGGCAATCCGTACTCGGGAAGATCGAGTACTTAAGAATGCTGGCTTCAATGATGTTGAGGACTTTAAGCGTGAAGCTAAGAAGAAAAAGTCTCTTGACATAAATGCAGCTAAGTAGGTAAAAATACTTGCGTAGGGGATTATATTATAATGGCTGAAGACGCTTTGCTTTCTCGACTCGGTTCTGTCTTGGACCGTTTTGGTCGAGTTCCAAGCCCGGTTGAGGCGCAGATGCAAGAAGCTCAGCCAGAGCCTCCTGTTCCGCCAGAAACTCCTGAAGCAGTGCCTCAGGGCGCTCTCGATAAGATGGGAGGATCTGAAATGCCCCAGCGCTCCATAGATACTCTAGATGCTGCCCGCGCTGCTCTAGAGAATTATAGAAATCGTAGAGGTGTATAGTGCCGGGATCATATAGTGATTATTTGGCAGATCCGGCTACGGATGAAGCAGAAGGCCTCTTGAACGATCTGATCGCTCAAGATGCAAGTGGCCTTGAAATCATTAAAGCATTGGAAACTGCAGGCCTTCGTATTTACAATACAGCTGATATTGAAGAGTATGAAGAAGAGCCGGAAACAGGAGAGATGGGAATGGAACCCTCTCCAGCGATGGCTGAAGAGGTTGAAGAAGAGGAAGAGGGGGATGAATATGAAGGCGGACCAATGTATGATGAAGAGCTTGCTGACTCTGGTCCTGGCCCCTCCATGGTTGGAGGTGATGAAAATGGGAATCGTGCTTTGATTATTGAAGCTGTTCGGTTCGGCATGGATGAAGATAAGAAAAGGAAGTCTAAGTCTGGTAAGTCTGAATAGTCTGTTACATTTGGAATTGATATGAGTGAAGTTTCGACCAGCCCCACCGCTTCCGCCGCTCCCGCAGCGGAATCCTCTGCTCCCACATCTGCTGGAGTAGATGGTCCCGCTGCGGTGACCGGAACAGATTCGGTGGTGGAGTCACCCGCGCCATCAGGGGAACTGACGGCATCGACTGAAACACTTGCAGAGCCAATTTCTGCAGAAACACCGGAGGTGATGAGTAGCGCCGAGGAGCCTACATCCGCATTCAATCTTGATTCCTGGGATGGAAATATTGATGCACTACCTGAAAATCTTCGTGGCCCCATCCAATACCTACACCGCCAACTAGAAGGTGGTTACACCAAAAAGTTCCAAGAGCTAGCTGCTGAAAAAGAACAATTTGAGCGTGATCGAACTTCTTGGAAGGCGACGAAAGACAGTAGATCAGAAGAATCTAATTTTCTTCAATCTCTGATGTCAGATGAGGAAGATCCACGAATTGCTGAGATGACAGGCCAACTTGAAGAGTACAAGTCCAAAATGGAAGCTCTTCAAAGCGAGTACGATGGGTACAAAGAGACAGTAGATGCTGATCTCAATGAACAGGCTGAAATCTATGCACAACAATTTCGGGATAAGAATGCCGATATTTTCGACAGCGAAGAGAAGAGAACTCAACTGTCTCGCCTCCTTAGCGATGGTTGGGATCCTGAAAGCGGTGTAAAGCTCGTTGGACAAAGCGAAGAAGTATTGTCCCTGGCAACAGATCTACTACAGAAGGGAACTCCACCAGCTATTGCTGTCGAGCATGCCCTCCTAAGTTTGAATGCCCAGGCCCGAACTCCTCGCCCTGCTGCTCGTCTGATCTCTGGTGCGGAAAGCCGAAATAATCCCGAGAGTGTTAGTCAAGAATCGTTCGCAAATAATGACCCAAGAGAGGCTCGTTTTGCTGCTGCTCGCGCTGCTATGCAGTGGAAGCAACAGCAATAGAGTTAATCTTATGACTCCACAAGGTTAAAGCAATGGCTACTAATGCTGATGTACTAAACTTTGCCACTCAGAAGCTCATTCCCAAGTGGACTGAGCAGTTCTACCAGCACCACCCGGTTCTGGAGAAAGTAATCCTGAAGGGCAATATCGAGCGTTCCACCCAAGGTGGTCCGTATATTGAATTCCCGATTGTATCGAACGGTCCTGGAGCCGTCACTCGGATCGAAAATGGATCCGAGGTCTACTCCTCGACTCGCCGTACTGTCGGTTCTCGTGGACAGATCTACTGTCCTCGGATGATCTATTCTTTTGTCATCCCTGGAAAGGATCTGGCCGAAGCCTCTGGTGAGACTGCAATCGCACGTCTGATCAAGGTCTATCCCGAAGCTGCGCTCATGGAATTCCATGAGTATATCGTCAGCCAATTCGTCAACGGTGATGGTGCTACCAACAACGTGCAGGGCTTCTGTACGCTGAATGGTGATACTACCTTCAACCCTCAGGGCAATGCGGTCCAGGGTGCGCTTGATCTTCGGACGGTTGCTAATCAGCTAACTCGTACTACATTTAATATTACGAAGACTGCGGCCAATGGCTGGCACAACCAGTATCAGAATGTCACTAGCTTTGCGACTGATGGTCGCTCTCAGATGCGTCGTGCATATTGGGATGCTTCTCTTCAGGGCAAGCAAGGTGGTCCGGTTGACGTAATGTTGGGCGACATGGTTTCGTTCAACAACTACTACGACGATCTGGATGATCAGGTTCGCTACCAGATCAAGTTCGACGGTGAGAAGGGACGAGGCGTTCGCCAGGGACTTATGTTCCAGGAAGCCGAGTTCTACGTCGAGCCCGAGCTTGATTACACACTGGCCCAGTTCTCTTCGAATCCGGTCGGCGTGATCTACATGCTCAAGGCTGATACTTGGCATCTGTATAACCAGGGCGAGAACTCCAGCATGGAAACGAAGGGCGACTTCGCCTTCCGTGGTCCTGTCAAGGTTCCTGGTCAGGACGCATGGGAATGGGAAATCGTTCTCTCGATGCAGATGTACTGTGATCGCCTCAACGCTAACGCTGTCGTCACCGGCACAGCTAACCCGTAAAGGAAGGGAATCATGTCTAGTACACGTACTATGGGAATTAACGTCACTGACGTTCATATTGCCTACTCTGCAACTGATGCTACTTCAGGTCCACAGCTTCCGCTTGGATTCGAGTACCATGAGCCTGCTGATGGCACCAATGACTATGGTGAGCGGGTTTGGGTCTATATCGAAGCTGGTGGAGATCTCGCAAAGGGCGAGATCGTAATGCGTGCAAACGGGGCCACTACGGCTAAGGGTGTTGTCACTACTGGTGCTACAATTCCAGCCATCCGTTGCCTTGGTGTTGCTCAACACACAATCGCTTCTGGCTCTTTTGGGTTCATTCTCAAGAGGGGTATGGGGGAGGTTGCTGTTCACGATACAGGAGAGGACCAAGCTAATGCTGCCTTGGTTACTCAAGCGTTGGGTCGAGCAGATGTGTTTGCTGACGGGTCAGAAGAATGTATTATTGCATTCTCTACTGAGAACCAGGACAAGGGCTCTGGGTCTGCTGCTGCTGGGCAGTTCTGCACCTCTATGATCAACTGTCCCGGATAGTAAATGAACAAGGGTGAAATCCGCACCCGAATTCTTGAACAGGTGGACTGGTCCCCGGATCAGTCCACCGCGTTCAAGGATAAGGTTGATCGTCTGATCAATCGGGCCTACCAAGTTATGAGCTTGGAGGCCCCATTTACCTTTTTTGATGATGAAACTAAGATCATCACGCAAGCTGATTTTAGCAGTGATGGTACTGCAGCTGATGTTCTTCGCGTCATTCCTACGGATACGAATGTTCTAGAACGTCGATACTTGGCCTCAACTAGTCCACTTCCTCCAGCTTGGACTGATGGTCATAATGACAGCACGACTTCTACAGGTCGTTGGGATGGTCGAACTATTGAAGTAACGGATGGTACGATGACTTATCGTCGTAAGATCCGTGAGGTTTGGCGCACGACTTCTACAGATCTTGGCGCGGCTACGATCCATGATCGTCTATCCTTGGATATTCCCTGGCGGAATACGACATCAGACGACATGACATACCGGATCTATACGCCTGAGTATGGTATTCCTGCTGATGTTGTCGATCTTCGATCTGCTCGGGTTTATGCTGATACACACTACCCACTTGCGATTAAAAATCAGTATTTTATGGAGCGCCATGAATATACTGACTACCAGGGCGATCAACTAGGCCGCCCTGAGACGATTTTCAGGGGTAGGCATTTTCAGATTGATGCTCCAACTGAGCCTCCGCAGATTATTGAGGTCGAACATAAAACTGGAGGTTGGACTGGTCCAGATCCGATTGGCTCTTGGGATTTCTGCTATACATGGTGTTGGGGCTATCTAGATGATGATCTTCGAACAGGTCGAGATCATCAGACACCACGATGGGAAAGTGCCCCATCCCCAATCTCCGAGATTGTTACTCACTCAGGCAATCCATACCATCGATATCGGATCTCTGTTCCTAATATCGACCATATGACGAATTATTGGAAGCAGGTACAGGATGATGGAACTGTTATTGAACCTGCTAGTTCTGGTCGTTCCGGGTTGTATGCTCGAATTTATATTCGTCGTCATTCAACTGCAGAGTTGCCCAGTGTTGGGGCAAAGGGTCTGACAGAAACGAATATTGAAAAGACTCCAAAGATCTTCTATCTTCTCGATGTAGCCCATCTCGATACAAGCACTCAGTTTATAAGTGCGTTCTATCGAGGTGACCGTCCTGATTATTATGTTCGATTGAAGGAGACTCATGGATACCAAACAGTCCGATTTTGGCCAATGCCGGATGACCGCTACGAGATTGATCTACGAGTCCTTCGTCGGCCTCAGCCTCTTGTGCATGATCACGATGCACCTCGTATTCATGAGGAAGCGGTCGATGCACTCATTGAACGAGTTCTAGTTCTTTTCTATGAAATGCAAGGTATTGAGCAGAGCGCTGAGCTAGCTTCTATGCGGTATCAAGCCTTGCTACAGACACTCACTAAAAGATATGGGAATATAAGCGGCATGCGGGTCCAGAAACGGGCAGCCCGTGTTGGCAAGCGACCTCGTGAGACACGAGTTGTTCCCTTCGATATTTATGATCCCTGATTGGAGATAAGATTATGAAGCCCACTCGTCCGATGACTGATCGAGTTCGACATCCTGCACCTGATCCTAGTGTTCTCTACTATACGAAGAAGCGAGAAGATGGCCGAGAAGAGATCGCCACCCTTCAAGATCTTACCATCTTTGAGAAAGACGATGCCTGGAGAGGAAGGTTTCTCGTTCCAGGTATGGCTCCTATCGTCGTGGACCAGCACCACAATGACTTGTCGGAATGGCAGCCAGTCTTTGCAGTTACTAAAGAAGACCTTGCTGGGATCATCGAAACCGTCGCACAAAGAGTAGTTGAGCTTCTTGCAGCTCAGTCTTCTACCCCTACTGATATTGTCACGGCAGGCATGGAAGTAGTAGAATCTGAAACAGTCGAAGAGGCCGTTGAGAAGGCTGTTGAAACTACTTCCCCTAAGAGGAAGAAGAACTCAATTAAGTCGTAATCGCCTGGAACGGAGAATGGTGTGCCCAATCCAAGCGCGAGGATTACGTCAGAACCTCTTCTACTTCGGAATGAATCAGGACGCCTGATCCTCCCTGAAGAGATTGCGGAGAAGATTCATAACTTTGAGCTGACGGAAGAGAATACACTGATCACAATTCGTGGTCCGTGCCCGCTCATCCCCAAAAACTCAAAGGGTGCATATCCGCCTATTTATGCTGATAATATGCCTGGGATTTACCATTCGACTCTAAAGAATGGAACCCGAGAGCTACTTCTCGTACATAGTGGTACTTCTATCCATGTCTTTGAGGGCTGGAATGCAGAGTCATCAACTTCTGCAGGATGGTCTACTCTTATTGGACCGGCGAGTACAAACCCGCTCGTGGAGATGGATCTCCCTCATTACGAGGTGAGCTTCCCAACTCAGTTTGAGACTACTCCTCTTGGTGTTGTGATTGTTCCTCAGAGTGAAACCCGAGCGGTTTTCTATGATGGTTACTGCGCTGCCCCTCTGGGATATGAAGTATCTCCTACACCACCCCACGGGCATGGACCTGCCTCTCTTCCCTCAGGCGCTGATACGAAGATCCTCTCAACTGCGAATGACGAGGGATATTGTGTCGATGCTTCAGGTAAGACAGGGGGTGATCGATTTATTCTGGTCGACGAGATGGGCAAAGGCCGATTGGGCCATACAGAGAGTGTGTCGGCAACTTCGAATGATGGGAGTACTACGACAGAATACTTTGGGCAGTTGCTTCCAGGAACATACCAAGGGGCTGTTCAATGGATTGATCGGTGGGGCAACTTTTCAGCCCTCTCTGGTCGATCTAACGAGATCCGATTCGAGGCAGAACGTACAAATGCGAAGGGCGATACACCAGATCGTCTGATGAAGCAGGTCATGTGGACAGGGATCGATCCTGGCCCAACTAGGACAGTCGGTCGAATTCTATGCCGAACTAGAGATGTACTTCATGATGGAGATACAAAGCTGTACATCATGCCCGGTAATGTGGGGGCGGGTGTTTTTGGGGCATTTGCTACACTGCCAGACAATGTATCGACACGGATGATGGATAATATTCCAGATGCTTGGCTAATTGCACCTCCTTTGGAGGTTATGCCAGTTCCAATCTTTAAGTTGTGTAGGTTGGCTTTTGGGCGTTTGTGGATTGCCAATTCGCCTGGGGATCCTGGTCTTGTAGTTCCATCATTGCCCGGTAGGTATGGGACTTTTCTCCATGATACGCAGATCTACCCAGATCCAAGCGGTGGTGAAATCACAGGTCTTTGGTCTACTGACTCGGGACTACTGGCTTTTACGGCGACGACTACTTTCATCATCACGCCTAACTCCGATGGAGATGGCTGGGTTGTTCAACCTCTCCATCGGAGCGTTGGCTGCGTTGCTCCGTCTTCTTTGGCTACTCTTGATGACGGTCGCGTCGTATGGTTGGGTCGTGAGGGTTTTTATCAGTTTGGTCCCGAGGGGATTGAGTTTATCGGCATCGATATTCTTCCTTCTACTCGAAGAATTAATCGGGTTCGAGCCAAGCAATCTGTAGCTACTTATGCGCCTAAGAGTAAGGAATACCGCTGTTGGGTTCCCATGGATGCTTCAAAGGACAATAGTCTTTGTTTTATCTACGATGGAGCTGGTTGGCGGCAGAGAAAAAGAACACCAGTCCAGGCAGTCTGTACTACACAAGATCATAGGCAGTATGTATTGGCCACAGGAAGGCAACGTACTCCCGGTGAGGCTATTCCAGTTTATGAAGTAGGTAAACAAGGTCAGGCTCAGCAGGTTGGAGTCGAGTATCCGGGAGATATCGGAGTTTGGGTATTGGATCGAGAGGTCCAATCTTTTCAGCCTCTTATCGTTGACTCTGAGACGGAAACGGATCGAACATATCGATCTGTTATAGAGACTTCCTGGATCACATGGACTACATCGCAGAACCGAAAGACTCTAAAGACTCTCTATTTTAATTTTAGGGAGACTCGAAAAGGTACGGCTACGATCAAGATCTACCGAGATTGGAGAATGACTGATCCAATCTACACAGACACGACTAAAGCAACTCTCTATACTCCTGAGGATATCCCTCCTTTGTGGGGAGAGTATTCTTGGGATAGCTCAAAAGAGCCGAATAAGTATTCTAGAAGGCGTCCTTATTGGAAGCGTGTAGACGTAGATGTCCCTAGCTGCGAAGTCTATAAGATTGTGATCGATGTCTTCACTGAGAGTTCAGATGACCGCTGTGAATTTATTGGTATGATGATTGACGAAGAACCCAAGCTGGGTGGGTTCGGAACTCGGGTGCCCTAATGTCTTTTGTTTTTCCTCGTAATTGCGAGAAGGATAGCTGGCCTCTTGATTTGGAAGCCCTCAATGAGAACTTTCAAGATGTAGTTTCTGAGGTCCAAGGAAATCTGGGCGAGCATAATTGGAAGCAAGGTGCTTTTACTAATCTGACAGATATGGAGATTAGTGAGAGTGAATCTCCAATTGTATGTCAGAGCACATTCAACTGGGGAAGCGCTCTAGGTTTTAAGAACCACTTAGATCCTCCAGCTGTGCTTCAGCCCGGTACTGTCAGTATCGCTCTTAATCAATGGAAGGTTCCAAATACTTACGATTGGGCAGTAGTAGGCACAGATGTCGCTACAGGAAATACACCTGTTAATGCAATGTCTAAAACCGTAACAACTCGTTCTGGACTCCTCTGGATTATGGCTTCATTCCAACAACATGGGCAATGGAAGACTTGGGCAGCAGAGCCTAATGAGATGCCGGGTGTCCAGTATGGTATTTCTATCGATGGCTCTATTATCCATGAGACTATTCCAGGCTCTCTAGATACCGGAAATGATCGAGGTGGTTCCGCGATTGGTGTGAGAAGATTCCCAATCGTAGTTGATACTCTCTATCCAATCACACCAGGGCAACATAAGATCGAACTAAAAGCCCGTCTGGGGCAAGGTCGGGTAGAAACATCCTATGATCCAGATGATGATTTCTATCAGATCGATGCTTACCAATTCATCATTATTGAGTTGCGATAATGGCTGATTACACTCCAATCCCTAAAGGCGGACCAGTAACGGCTAATACGATCACAGATCGATTTACAGACGTTCAGGATGAGATCAATTCTCTTGATGAGATCATGATTGAGCCCCGGTCCTTGGACCATCAGCACTTTGAAAGCCAGATTATCTACTCTGGAAATAAGAGTATTTCTGGGTTCCCTAACCATGCCATCCAGGGCACAAGTCAGATTCATTATTACGCTAATATGGATCCTAGTGGTCAGGGTTTGAATGAGCCCTATACGTCTGGAACATCAAAGATAGATATGGGCTGGACTTCAATTAAAGAAGGTGGTCAATGGAGTACGCTCATGGGGGGATCGGCTCAGACAGGGCAGGAACTCCAGATTAACTTTCCTACATCATATATAGTTGGCGATACGCTAAACGGTGTTGCTGGGATCCTCGTAATGGCCAACATTGAGGTGGTTAAGCTCGGTCCGTCATACCTTGTCGATACGAGCACACACGGATCTCCAGCTGTGCAGCATGGTACTGATCATCTTGCTCGGTTTGTTCTACAAGCTCGTATGGACCAGGGAAATGGCCCAACCTGGAGAAATATCCATGGCTCTCATCGATTCCTAGAATGCGATACGCTAGTTCAGCAGAATGGAATTTCAGGGTCGGGCGCAACAGCAATTATTGATAAGAATTGTGATGTAGCAATCCGTGCGATGGTCCATGACATGGGTGGTACAGCCCAAATTGATGCTGTTCGAGTTTTGGTCGCAGTTCGCCGCGCCCATTCGGGGGGGAATCAAGCTCTTCAACCGACCTGTGTTGGTCTTAGGCATTGTGATTTGACATCGATTGTGTTCCATGGTCATTTTCGAGGTTCATGGTAATGTCAACTCTAACTATTACATCTTTAACTAATGTAGTTCCAGACCAGAAAACCGAAGCATCTAAGGTAATGGAAGCCTTCTATGCAGAAGGAATGCTAAACAATAGTCTAGAGATCATTAATGGCCATCTAGACACTGTTAATCTACGGAATTCGGATTGTATCGGAATCTCCCAGATTAAGCAGAACGCTTTAGTTAATGGAAAGATGATCGGACAAACAGGGAATCTAGACTATACAAGTCGTACTTTTCCCGACACTTCAGAGGATGCTGGGGCTTTCACACCAATTCCCGGCGCTTCAGTAGAGTTCTATCTCCCTTATGACTGTTCTCTGGTAATCTTTACTTGGATGGTTACCGCTCTAAATACGATGAATTACTCAGTTTCAGGCACAACAACCGCGACAAGTGAGAATACTTTCCGGTTTGTTGTAGATGGAGATTCCAAGCAAGTTCGCAGTGCCCCACCAGGGCAGGATACCAGTAGTACTGGTAGCCCAGCTCAGCAGCATCGAACTCGGCTATGGTCAGGTCAGTATCTGGCTCATGGGCCTTCTGCTCTAACTAAGGGTTGGCACTCAGCAGGTGTTGAGATTTTCATTAACGAGGGTATGTCCCGCGTTAGGATTCGCAATATGAAAGTACTGTGGTTTAAGTAGGAGGCATCATGGCAAAAGAAGATCGCCTAGCACGCCAAGCTGATAGAAGGCAGAAAAAGCTTGATAAGTGGCAACGGAAGGTCGAACAGGGTCGAGCAATCTCAGATAAAAAGGTTGCAAAGCTCGGTGCTGCTCAAGCTGCCCTAGCTCAACAAGAGCTTGAAAAGCCTCTAACTCGCGCTGATTTTACTGAGGCTCAGGAAGATGCTACCGCTGATGTCGGAGCCATGTATCAAGCTCAGATGGCTGGACAGCCAATGGGTATGTCAAACCAACCTGGGCAACTTGTACAGCAAGTACGTCGGATGCGGGAAGGAATGTCGGGAGATGTTCTTCAGAGAGCTGTATCTGAAGTAGATTTGAAAGAGCAGATCCGAGAGAAGCGACTCGCTGCAAAGAAGGCTGAGTATCTTAAGTGGATTGCAATGAAATCTGCCAATAAAAAACAACAAGCACAGATGGCGTCGATGGCAATGCAGGGCTCGATGACACAGGAGTAGGGGAATCCGATGGCAGAGAAGATAAATAAGCAAGATCTCTTTGCTCAAGTAAGAGATATGCAGCGAGAGCGCCGTCGCTACGCAGCGAGACGGGGTGCAGAACAGCTACGTCGTACAGGTGCTGGTCTAATGGGCCAGACTTCTCAACAGATTCTTGCTGGGGCTCCTGCTGAGTTCCAAGGTGGGATGTCTAGAGCTGAGAAGATGAAAGAGAGATCTAGACTGGCTGAGATGATGGGTAATCTGTCAGAGATCGAAGCTAATCTTGCAAAGGAGCGTTCTGTCTCTCGTCGTGAGATGAGCCGCAATATGCTGACCATGGCAGGGAATCTCCTTGAATATGATCTAGGGCGGCAAGGACACCTAAGTGAACAGCAGACAGCTAAGATCACGGGTGAGTACCAGTCTTTCCAAGAAAGAATGAAGGCTCTAGAGACAGCTCAAAGAACTGATGGTTTCTACGGGAGATTCACTGACTCTGATGAGGCCAGAATGCAAGCAAACATCAGAGAGGTCTTCAAAGACTATGTTCGGGTTGTAACTAATGAGAAGGGTGAAACTGTACTTACTAATGTAGAAATTCCAATGGCAGACGGATCGAGCCGAACTGTACCACGCCCTCTGTGGGAAATTCGGGCGGCTCGAAGTGATGAGCATGTAAAAGCGGCAAAAGATCTCCAGAATTTCTTTATAGGTCTTTCTGATGACCAGAAGATCTTGTTTAGGAACGAGTTCTCTAAAGTTTATGGCGGAGTTGATCCACTTGAATGGCTGCTCCCCACCGCACCCGGTGAGGAAGCGCATAGAGAACACAGCGCGAACCTAGCAAAACTAGGAATTGATGACCAATCTTTGGGAGATGCTCTTCTGCAGGCAGAGAGGCAGAAGAATCTTCTGATTGATAAAGATCGGCAGTGGACTCAGAGAAAACAAGGCCTGATTGATGACCTAGAGAATGTCTATGTACGGGAGGGTGCGAAGTCGCACGCTACTGATGAGGCCTTCCGTCTAATGCGTCAGGTCGAATTAGCTGAGCAAGACTCACCTCAGGTGATGTGGTCCCCCCCTCCAGAGGATGCTTCCCTGGAAGAGAAGAGGGCATATATCAAGAAAGAAATGGGTGAGGATTTCACCATCTCAGACGAAGGCCATCTCGGGGTAGTAGGCGATGGTGGCTCATTTATACCAGCACAACATCAAGAAGGTGGACCCCCTGTTGTATTCGATGAGTGGGCTACTGCTCAGAGAGTCCGTGCTGCTCAAGGGGCTCCGCAGGGCACTATTGAGAGGGGAAGAACTACAGCAGAAGATGCTCCTAGCCCCTATACAGCTACAGCTAGCGACTATATCGAGACACTTTGGGAGGAATTGAATCAGCCTGAACCTGGAACTCATATTGAAGAGTTCATTCAGGATCCATCTTTTATCCAGTGGATGAAGGATATGAACTATGGAGATGAATCTTCTAGTGAGTTGGATAAGCGATGGGCTGCTCGTCAGCTAATCAAGGAAGCTCGGATCTCTGGTCGTGAGCGTCGAGGAGATCGGAGAGAGATTCGAGACAGGAACATCGTAGAAGGCAAAGCTGTCGCAACTGAAGGCCAGATGAAGCGGGCAAAACGTCGTCTAGCAGCAGTCCAACGACGAGCGGGGGAGACGGGTACAGACTCTGCTCAGGTCGCTGCGACTGGAGCAGGTGGAGATGCTGCATCTCCAGAGGCGTTACCAGCCACTCAAGTTACTGAGGGTGATGCTGCTGGAGGGGCTCCCCAAGATGTGAGGGGAGAGTCGAATGTAGCCCAAACAACTCAGAAGGCCCAAGAACCAGTCGAGATCAAAGGGACTGGAGGGTATACGTATCGACATAATCCTGATGGATCAGTTGAGATTGTAAAAGCCCCCAAGGGCAAGGGCGTAGGTACAGTCCTTACAGAGGGTGTGGCATATGATGCCATTATGTCTGAAATAGCAGACAAGATTCCTCAAGCTGCTGTAGAGGAAGCCGCTCCGGTGGAGGAAGCTGCTGTAGAAGCTGAGTATGATCAGATGGATGAGCGGGCTATGGATGCGGGCTTGTTTGACCAGGGAGAAGCTCCTACAGCTGCCCCCGTCGAAGGCGAGGCTGGATTCACTGCTGGGGATCGTTTACCTGGAGAAGAAGATCCACTGACTGCTACAGAACGTGGTGAAGGTCGCAGGGCTCCAGGTCTTGTACAGCCGACTGTTGGGGCAGGTGCTCCCGAATATCACACAGGTAGTAGTGATGTTGTTGATGCAGGTCAGCAGCTCTCTGCACAAGCCCAGAGACTTGTTGATCGTGCTGTCAGAGAAGAAGTTATCAAACCAGATCAAGCGCTTGTGATTTCTAAAAACATCACGAATCCGAGTGAGATCGCTCAGACTATTATTCTCTGGGCTCGGGATACTGGAGTTGACATACCTCCTGAGTTTGCTCGTGAGTTGGCTCTGAATATAGATACTTCTTGGTCTTCTGCTGATCTTGCTGAGCCCACAGCGGGTAGCCAGCGAATGCTTGAAGCAGAAACAGATGGAGAGATGGCTGGAGAGGTTCAGCAAAAATCGTTTATAGATGAGGAAGGTAAGGAAAGACCTTTGAACTGGGGTGATGAGCCGAGTATCCAGGAAGTGAAGAATCGTGAAGCGGTCTACCGTAGTCTGATGGAAGATACTGATGAGTCTGATTTTGAGACGAGAACTGGAGGTACGGGTCGAGTACTCCCTCAAGATCTTGAAGCTATGCGTGAGCAGACAGCAGTAGGGAAGACTATACTAAGGCGGAAGAAAGAACAAGAGGACGCTCTTCGAGAGGCAGTCGCTCCAAACGTACCAGGTACTATGAGAGATCCTTATGAGACTAAGGGTCGAGCCCGCCGCCGTCGTCGTAGGGGTTGATATCCATGAGCCGTGATGTTGTTGCAGAGTATAAAGCTTATCGGCAGGCTCAACAGGCTGCCCAGGGGGCTCTATAT